AGCGGCGCCGAGCGCGGTATCCGACATGGTTTCGACCCTTAATAACAATCTCAGTGAACACTTTCGTCGGTTTTTTCCGATTTCGCGCCCATATGCAGCCCTGAAAAACACGCTTTTTCGACCCCCTGCCTGAATGCCGATTTTTCCGATTTCGCGGTTTACCAATCTCCGGGCAAAAGAAAACCCGCACTAGGCGGGCTTCTCGGTTGCGTGGGCTTCGGTGTTAACAGATTCGAGTCTCACGCGGGACAGGTTCAGCGCTAGCGGCGATGTCGGTTGCGGAAGCCTGTCGGAAGCCGTGGCCTTCACGAGTAAGGTCGGAGTTCACCGTATCGACATGGGCGACTTGCGCCTGTCGGTGTTGGGCCAGCTCGACATCGAACTTGGCCTGGCTGACCCCGAAATCGGTGATCGTCGACAGGTACACAGTCTGGCTTACGAACTCGACTGCGTAGGTGGGGAAGGAGGCAATGGCGGCAAGCGCCATACCGAGTGCGAAGGTAATGCTGCGGAACATTCTCATGGGTGCTACCTCTTGGGTGGTATTGCGGGTTTGAAGGGATTCCAATGTAGCGGACTTGCCAGGGGCTGCGGCGTCCTATTTTCTCGGAATATCAGCCGCCAGATCCGGGTGGTTGGGCCCAGTCTTTCGCAGCATTTTCCTGGTCGATCTCGTCCTGGGTCTTCTCCGGCTTCAGGGCTATACGGGCGATATTCTCGATGTACTCGTTCAGGAAGTTACGGACGTAGACGGCCTGCTCCAGGTGCATCGGGAAACTGAGGCTGCCGCCCAGCACGGGGCTGATGAAAATCCGAAGCCGGTCTGCCGGATCCGAAAAACCGTAATGGATCTCCATCTTGGTCAGGCCGGTGTTGTCGTTCTCCAGCATCAGCTTATGCGGGCCCAGGTTTGCGCGGGATACCGCTTCGTGTTCACCCGGTCGGTACAGCTGCGTTTTGTTATCCATCGGTACGCCTCCTGGTTAGATCAAGTCGTCGTTATCGTTGTCGTCGGTTTCCACGATGCCCAGCAGATCGTCCTGCTCGAGCGCGGCATTTTCTATCTCGGTACTCACATCGACCCACCAGCCCCATGCAGTTTTGGCCAAACGGGCTTCGCGCATCTGCGCGGGTGTCATGCAGGGCTTGGTGCTGTGATGCCGCCGCCACTCGATCACGCTGAAGAAATTCTCCTTGCAGGTGATGCACTCCATTCCGGCAGCGAGACCTTGGCTGGCTACGGCGCGCTCGGTGAGAGCGAGCGCCTCCCTGGCGGCTGGGCATTTCCACTGACTGTTGGTCGGGCACTTATGAGTCATATCAAGTCGTCCAGGTAATCAGCGGTACCAGATTTCCAGAAGCCGCCCTCGCTCAACGCGGTGACCCAGTAGCCCGCCGTGTTGGTGCCCATGCCGGCTGCCAGCATTTCCGATTCGCTGCGGCAGCGTCTGCCGTCGAATAACTCGTCCGGAATGCGGTGTTTGTCGAAGCCGGCGATGCTGTTGAAGAACAAGCCGCAGCTCGGGCAGCGGCAGCGGCAATGGGACACTTGCAGGTTCATACGGAGACGATATGCCGAGCAGCGTCAGGATTAGCGATCCGGCGCGTGCAGCTCAGCGCCTGGATCAGTCGTCCGCAGGGGGAGGCTGCCGCGGACCCGGCTCGAGCCCGAAGCAGTGCATCGATGACAGTTGCGACCCGGGTGGCTTCCGCCTGACTGCGGGTGATCCCGCCGCCAGGGAGAGCCCAACCACCACCGTCGTGCTTTGGAACGGTGGACATACCCACGATTACATCGCTGTGTCTGCTGGCCATTGGTGTTTCTCCTGGTTTTTCTCGTTGTCGAGCAATATCCGGTTGACTCGGACGCCCTTGATTGGGAGTTTCGTACTGTTTCACCGAGAATTCAACTGTTAGTTGGATATAAAACCGGAGGTAACTATGAAAATCATGCTGGGAGTGCTCGCCGCGATGGCGATTCTGGTCGGGGTCTTGTGGTGGCGGCTGGATGTAGTCGCAGGTGACCGCGATCTTGCCGCGCAGAGGGCCGATATAGCGACACAGGCGGTCGAGGAACAGAAAAGGCAATCCACCCTACTGGGTCAGCGATTCGACGCCTTCGACGCAGCACTGAAGGGCATCGGCGAAAAAACGGCTGAGAACAACAAAAAACTCGGCCAAACCATCACCGCAATCGGAAATATCCAGAAAACCCAAGGTGACAGCGATGAATCGATCAAATGTTTGGATGTGCGTGTGCCTGGCCAGCTTGATCAGTGGCTGCGCTAGCCGCGAGCCGGTGGCCACGACGGAATACGTGAACGTGTACCTGCCGGACAGCCAGCTGGTGGACTGCCCCATCACCGAGTCGGTCGACGGCGGGACTTTCCGGCAGATGGGCACCTTGGCGGCAGCACGGAAGGTCGATACCGAGAACTGCAACGCTCGACTCGCCGGTCTCCGTGACTTCCAGGCCAAGGCCCGGGCTGAAGAAGCCGCTGCGAAGGGCGTAACCCCTTAAATTCTATTGGTTACAGCTATTGGTTACAGAGAAAAGGTAATGTTTTCAAGTGTTTATCTATATCTGTAACCAATGTAACCAATATAACCAATAATATTCATAACTCCATACGAGCTAAATATCACATCGTCATTCTTGTTCTCGTCCGGTTCGTACTCACACACATTTCTTACACACATAGACAAAGCAGAACGTATTGGTTACGTGGTTACATTGGTTACAACGGGCCTAAGTAATTGAAAACTAAAGGAATTCTAGTGTAACCAATCTGGGAGCCACTGGTTACAAATCGCCGTTTTTGGGGCTAAAAAGCCCCTTTTCGTAACCCCCCGAAAACCCAAACACGAATTTTTCGCAACAAAAAACCGCCCGAAGGCGGCTTTTGTGAACGGCGATTTTTCCTATTTCCGGTTTTTCCGCTGCATCTGGATCACGTTGCTGCGCAGATCCTCGCCATCGTCGAGCGCTTCGACGGCTTCCATCGCTGCTTTTGCCTTGTCGCGGCCCTCTTGAGTGAGCATATTTTCTGCATTTCGGTTGATCAGATTCGAATTTCGGGTCCAGACCAGGGTCTTTCTGACGTCCCCGCCGATGCGAATTGTCGTCGGTTTGGCCTTGATAAAGCCCAGCGGCTTCAGAAAACTGCCCACGGCGCGGTTGCGCAGATTGGGCGCCAGATCCTTCGAATCGAGGATCGCCCGGAAATTTGCCCAGATGAATATCTCGGATGTGATGGTCGGGTTTTCCTCGCTCTCCAGCATGTCGTCGAGCAGTACCCGTTCCTCGTTTTTCCCATCCTCGGCCATGATCCGCTTGAACACAGTGTCCGGTGCGCGACCGCCATCCGGGTCGTAGGCCTCACTGAATTCGTACTTCGCGAAGAACTCGAGGAACTGGGCGGGGCGCTCCTGAATGTGGTCCCAAAGCTCCCGCGTGTAGACGGAGCCTTCGGTCTTCTTCAGCTCGGCGTGCCACGCCTTGACCTCGGCGTTGACCAGGAAGCGGGTAAACAGCACCAGGAAACGGGTGTTGTCGTCCTCGAGCGGCAGGCAGTCCTCGAAGTTCGTCGTGATGTACAGGTTGCAGAAGTTCAGTTCGTGGGAGGCGTCAGTCCGCATCCGGCGAATAGGAATCTCGGGGTTGGTGATGACCGGCTTGAGCTTGTTCAGCACCTCGTAGGCCTCCTTCCCGACGATCTTGATTTCCTCGACGGTGCAGAACAGCTTCTCGAAGGCCCAGGCGTTGAACTTCTCAGTCAGCTGCTCGTTGCCGATGGTCATGCAGTTATGCGTGCCCAGCAGTTTCTTGATCAACTCGGCGAACAGCGACTTGCCTTCGTTCTCGCAGCCCTTGATCAGCAGGGCGTACTTCAGCTTCTTGCCTGGGTACCGAACGCAGTGAGCGATGAAGTCCAGCACCATATGCTGGTGGATCTCGTCAGGGAACAGGTCGACCAGTAGCCGCAGAAGCAGCTTCACGCCAGCCTTTCCCTTATAGCCGCCCGAGGAAGGGTGCGCCGCCCGGTAGGTGTTGACGTACAGGACGCTGTCTTCCTCGAATAGAGCCGGCTTGTCCGGATGGAACTTGATCGTGTACGGCTTGGGCAGCATGTAGACCGACTGCGCCAGGTCCGAAGGGAGCACCTTCGGCGTGCCGTTATTGTTGGTGCCGTGTTCCTCGCCGGCCTCGCCGCTGTACAGACCGTTGAAGCCGTCCTTCGGTAGCACCTGCTTGGTGTCCAGGTTCAGAAAGGTGTTGGTCGAGGAAATGTAGACCCACGGATCCAGCCAAGCCGGTACGTCGAGGCCTTCCACCTGCTTGCGCAGGTTCTCGATGGTCGACGCCAGCATTTTCCGGGCGACGGCCTTGGTGATCGACTCGCCCGTCAGCTCCTTGAACTTGCGCTGGATGTCCGGTGCGACCAGATCGCGGTGCAGGTCACGGAAATCGGTAGTAGGGAAGCCTCGGATGATCTCCAGACGGCGCTCAAGGTCGTCCAGCGACTTGGCCCTGGCTATCGAAGCCTTGACCTTCTTCAGCACGTCCTCGATGGTCTTGGTCTTCTTCTTAGCCGGTTTTACCCGGCCAATCAGATCGTCGTCATCGTCTTCTTCCGGCTCCGGTTCGTCGGGCTCTGGTTCTTCATCGTCCAGATCGGCCAACAGGTCGAGCATGCCGCCGTTGCGTTCTTCCTCGATCTCGATCTCGATCTGGGCCAGGGCCTCACGGACTTCATCGTGCTCGAGCATGAACGCCGACATGGCCTTGTACGACGGCCATTCCGTCATGAACATGGCGTCGGTTTCGAAGTCGGCATCGAGGTCGCCGAACAGGTGGATGCGGCCCAGGTCGAAGGTGTTGTGCTGGCCCACGGCAGGATCGGAGCCGTGGTCAGAGTGAATAAAGGCGTCGTCGTACACCCGCACGCTCGGGGCGCCGCTGGCACTGACGATGGAATAGCGGTCCCCGGCCGGCAGGTAGACGTCACCTAAAAACTCGGTGATGAAATCGTGCGGATCGAATGCTCGGTGGACGGCGGCAATGATCGGTGCGAGGGCCTTTTTGTCCTCCGGATGGGTCATTTTCCGCCCGGGGACGTACTCAGTGACCTGTTCCTTCGGCTTGCGTGGCCAGGTCGAAGCGTCATCAGCCGGGTACCGGTTCAGTGTCCGGTCGGGGTTAAAGAAGCTGCCCTCGATGACGCTGAAGTAGTAGTCCTGGTCGGAACTGACGCTCGGTAGGTACATCCCCTGGGCCGGCGTGTAGCTCTCGCGGGCCACGGCCATCATCGAGGCGTCCAGCATTTCTGCAATACCCCGGGCAACCGGTTCGTACTCAGCTGGTGAGACCTCACGGGACAGCGGCAGCCAGATCCGGAACTTCGGCGTCTCAGATGTGCTCGAGCGCGTTGAGTGAATCAGGTAGGCCAGGCCATCCAGCGCGGGGACCGTGCCCAGCAGCATGTAGTCGGCCCAGATTTCGGCGCAGTGATCGTCGAGGTCGAGGTTGACCATCGAGCGGGACACCAGGGTGTTATCGCCCCGGTGGCCGTTATCGCACTTTCCTCCGAAAAACAGGCCGGTGTTCTTGGAATGCGCCCGGTTTTTCGGGGACATGCCCGCGTACTGTTCCTGGGTGATCTTCCGGCGCAAGGGGTCACGGAATAGCTCGGCGATCTCAGGCCAGGTCCCTTCGTGGGTGACGATGGTGCCGCGGTCCGCTGCAGTCGTCCGCCCATAAGTGATTTTCTTGCTGCTCATTGTCCTTGACCCCCAAGCAGGATTGACTCTGCCGCGTCGTAGCTGAGCACGGTCGAAGTGATAGCGAGCCATCGGCTCTGGATAAGACCCGTGGCGGCTACCCCCTCGCGGAGGTTCTGGTGCGATGTACCGGTGAGGAAAAAGCCCGCGCAGGCGAGCTTCAATTGTTCAGTGGTCACAGCGGCATGGAGTTTTCGGGCGAGCTTGGTGTAGCGGGCCGACTCTTTCATTTTTGGCCCCTGCCGCACTTCAGCTTGAATTCCAGGAGTTCGAGGTTGTTGTCGCTGATGTTGTTCGCGTTCGCGCACCGCCACTCACGGACGGTTTGAGCTGAGCGACCCAGCAGTTTCGCGACTGCCTCGGGGCTCAAGCTGTGTTCCGTCATCAGCTCGCGTAGACGCTGGGTGTTCGTGGGGCCTGACATCGATTTCTCCTGAATTCGATTTTTCGAAAATCAGAATACTCGTAAGGTCTGGAGTATTTCAACTCTTAAAAGCGAATTCCACCGGAAGTTGAATCGCCGCTGCTGCGGCGATGTGCGTGGGGCTTAGCCGAAAACGTAAGGATGGAAGTCCTTGACCTCGGTGCGGCCCTGAGAAAGGTTCACGATCTTCATGACGAAGGCCGGTGGGACCTTGTTCGCGGTCACCCATTTATAGACGTACTGGTGGCTGATACCGAGGGCTGTCGCCAGGGTCGGGATCGATTGTTTCCCATGGGAGTCGGGCGGACATGCCTTTAGCAGAAGGCTGTGTAGCTTTCCGAGGTCTTTGTACCGGCTCTGTTTTAGGCCCATGATATTTTCATCTAATAGGGGAATTATCGCCATTCTATTGATCGCTCTAGCAATTTCGCAAGCCGTTATTGCAACGATCAGCAAATCAATTCAACTTTGACAAATACTTTCAACTATTAGTTGACAGGTTCTGGGCGCCTGAGCTTCAATTCGAATCAGCAGGCGCAACGGCCTTCTACCTGAATTTACTAAAAGACCGGAGAACACCAATGAGTTTGGAACAAGCCATCAATGACCACACGGCGGCCCTTCTGGTGCTAGCCGAAGCGATCCGCACAGCTGGCGGCGGCACAGTGAATGTCGTAGCGACTGCTGGCAAAACTGACAAGCCAGCGGCTACCACAGTGAAAACCACGCCGAAGGAAGAAGAGCAGGAAGAGGGGACTATCTTCTGGGCGGACAACAAGGCCGGCACTGTCGGCAAGGTCGCCAGCCAGGCTGAGTACGACAAGCTGAAGAAGAAAAATCCGAACCTGACCAAGACCACCGAAACCGGCTACAACAAAAAGCTGAAGGACGCCAAGGCCAAGGCCGAAGCTGAGAAGGCCAAAGGCGGCGGCGGCGAAGAGCCCACCGTCGAAGACCTGGCCAATGCCTTCGGCGCTTTCCTGCCGAAAGACCTCGAGGGTGACGTTCGTGACGAACGCCGCGCCTTCGCCAAGGAAATCATTGCTCGCTTCGGCGGCCCGAAAATCACCGATATGCCGGAAGAGCACTACGCCCTGGCGATCAACCTCGTCAAACGCAAAATGGCCGGTCACGAGTTCGACGTCGAAGACGCCGAGTTCGAAGAGATCGACGAAGACGAAGTAGAAATCTAACCCGCCTTCTGAGCGCTACGGTCACCCACCCGGGTGACCGTTCCGGAGAATTCCCCTATGTCAGAACATGCGAGGCTAAGCCCTTCGGGTGCAGAGCGCTGGATGGTCTGCTTCGGCGCACCCCGGATGGAAGACCGGTTCGACGACGTCACCAGCATCTATTCATCGGAAGGCACAGCGGCCCACACCGTGCGGGAGCGCTGCCTGACCGAGGGCATTGATGTTCAGGATCTGGTCGGCGAGTGGATACCCGCAGACGACCTCTTCTTCGAAGTGACACCGGAGTGGGTCGCCCATCTGCAACCAGGCATTGACCGGATTCGTGAGTCCCGGGCGACCTGGGTGTTCGAACACCGCGTAACGATGGATCCCTGGATTCCCGGGGGCTTCGGGACTTTGGACGCAGGCGGTATCGCGCCCAAAGAAATCACCATAGACGACTTAAAGTTCGGCGCAGGTGTACCCGTAGACGCGGAAGGCAACAAGCAGGAAATGATCTACGGCCTGGGCTTCTGGAAGAACTACGCCCAGGGCAAAACCAACGCTACGGAGTTCCTCCTACGGATCGACCAACCCCGGGTGGCCGGTCGTGGGAGCGAGTGGCGGGTCAGCCTCGAGGACATGCTGAAGTTCGGCGAGGAAGTCGAAGCAGCGGTGGAAAGGGTTGCCGAAGCTGACGCCGCTGATGAAGCAGACCTGCTCGATTACCTGCACCCGACTGTAAAAGGCTGCCAGTTCTGCCGAGCAGCGCGCAACTCCGGCTGCCGCAAGTTAAACGCCTTTGTGCTGGACCTACTCGGTCTGGAATTCACCGATCTGACGACCCTGAGAAAGAGGGACCCGAAATTGGCCGACATCGACGAAATGACACCGGAGCGCCGAAGTTACGTGCTGATGCACAAGCAGCTGATCTCGTCCTGGTTGAGCAACCTCAGCGGTACCCAGCTCGACGAAGCACTGCGCGGCGGTGAGACCCCCGGTTTCAAGGCCGTTGCCACCCTCGGCGACCGCACTTGGACTGACGAAGCCGAAGCCGAGGCCTACTGGCGCGGCAAGATCCCGGACAAGGATCTATACACCCGCAACATGAAGAGTCCTGCACAACTCGAAATCATCGCTGGCACCCGCAACTGGAAAAAAGCAGAACACCTGATCCACCGTCCTGACGGTCGACCAGCATTGGTCCCGGTATCGGACAAGCGTGATGCACTGATACCCCTGGTCAACCTGCTGGAAGACCTGGACCTCGACGACAACGACGATGACCTGCTCGGGCGGACGCTTCAGCCTGAACTCGACGATCTCATATAAGGAATACGAAAATGGCTGATGCACGCCCAGACGTTGTAACCCTTACCGGTGTTCGCCTATCCTTCCCGAAAGTTTGGAAAGCTGAGCAGTCCACCCCCGACAGCAAGCCGAAGTTTGGCGCCTCGTTCATCATCGACCCCGACTCGGATAACGGTAAGGCCGTTATCAAGAAGATTGAGGCCGCGATCAAAAAGATCAAAACCGATACCTGGAAAGAAAAAGCCCAGAAGATCTACGACAACATCGAGGTCAAGCGCAAGGCGTTCGTCAGCGGTGACGACATGACCAACGGCGAGGGTGACGTCTACGCCGGCTACGAGGACATGATGATCGTCAAGGCGTCCAACGTGCGCCGTCCGCAGGTCCTCAACCGCGACAAATCCGCGCTGACTGAAGAAGACAACGTGATCTACGGTGGCTGCTACGTCGACGCCGTGGTCAGCTTCTACGCGGTCACCAAGAAAGAGCAGGGCGGCAACGGTCTGTTCGCCACGCTCGAGGTGGTCCGGTACCGTAAGGAGGGCGAGGCGTTCGGCGCAGCTCCGGTGGACGCGGACGATTACCTGGACGATCTCGACGACGACGAAGACAGCGACGATCTGATCTGAGTCAGTACCAAAGAAAGGGCGCCGGGTGCGCCCTTTTTTCAACTGCAAGATAGAGAATTCAGCCGTGAGTGACAGCGAGAAAGTCCACCTCGATTTTGAAAGCCGCTCTCCGGTTCCGTTCGGCAGAGCCAAGGGCGCTGTCACCGCGTACCAGTACGCACACCATCCGCAGACCGACATCTGGTGCATGAGCTGGGCCATCGGCGACAGCGACGTGGAACTCTGGGACCCGTGGAACGAAGAGGAATTCCCTGACGATCTGGTCTACGCACTGCGGAACAAATTCATTTTCGGCGCCCATAACGCCGGCTTCGAGTGGTGCATCTGGAACTTCATTCTGGTGCCGCGCTTCGGTCTGAAAAAGCTCCCCTTCGAACAGATGGACTGCACCGCAGTGAGGGCCGCCGTGATGGCGTTGCCTCGCGATCTGGCCGGTGCCAGCCAAGCCTTGGGCCTGACGGTCAGCAAGGACGATGCGGGCAAAAAGCTGATGATGAAGATGGCCAAACCCCGGAAAGCCAGGAAAGGCGAGGACCCGTCGATCCTGCACTGGTGGGATGCCCCCGATCTCCGTCAGCACCTTGGCTCCTACTGCAAGCAGGATACGGTCGTCGAGCGTGAGCTTGACCGGTTCGTGAAGCCGCTCAGCGAGCAGGAACGCCGGCTCTGGATCCTCGACCACCGCACCAACATGCGCGGCGTGCAGATCGATCTGGAGCTGGCTAACCGGTCGCAGGCCATCATGAATGTCGTGGCTGACCGGTACCGGCGAGAAATGGTTGAGATCACAGGCGGTGAGTGCTCCGGCCCGACAGACCTCAACGGTCTGAAGAACTGGCTCGGCGCTCGCGACATCGCGGTGGGCTCCCTGGACAAGACCGCCGTCATCCACCTGCTGGAAGAGCACAAGGACGACGAGCAAGCCTGTCGCCTGCTCGAGCTACGGCAGGAAGCCGGTAAATCGTCCGTAGCCAAGCTGGTGCGCTTCCAGCAGCTGACCTATATCGACGGTCGGATGCGTGAGAACTTCATGCACCACGGCGCCAACACAGGCCGAGCGGCGGGCAAAGGCGCCCAGCTCCAGAACCTGCCGTCACGCGGCGGTCTGAAGTGGCAAGAGGTTCTGAAGCTTATCGACCTGATCCTCGGCACCGACGACCCTAGCTGGGCGGCCGATCTGATCGAGCTGTTCCACGGCCCGGTACCGGTGGCGATCTCGTCCTGCCTGCGGGCTCACATCACAGCGGCCAAGTTCAAACGGCTGTTTTGCGCGGACTACTCCAACATCGAAGGCCGCGTAGCTGCGTGGCTTGGTAATGAGGCGTGGAAGATCGCGGCGTTCATACTCTACGACACGTTCCTGCTGGACGAAGACGGCAACAAAATCCCGGATCCGAAGGAACCCGGTGAGTTCCTCCGCGCAGGTCCGGACTTGTACAAGGTGACTGCCGCGCAGATCCTCGGGCTGACGCCGGAGCAGATCACCAAAGTCCAGCGGAACATTATGGGTAAAGTCCCAGAGCTGGCGCTGGGCTTCGGTGGCGGCGTTGGTGCGTTCATCAGCATGGGCGCGAACTACAACGTCCATATGGCCGATTACTGGGAGATCATCAAAGACGCCATCGATGAAGAGTTCGTCAGGCAGGCGAATAAAAACTGGAACAGCTTCGGTCAGATGTCAGGCACTCAGCAGGACGAGTGGCTCGCATCCGAGACGGTCAAGCTGGCTTGGCGCGAACGTCACCCAGGCATCCAGCAGTGCTGGTACGACGCCGAGAAGTGCGCCATCGATGCGCTGAAGAGTCCGGGCAAGTGGTTCAAATTCGCTGACGGTCGTTGCGCACTGGGCGCCCAGCGTATCAACGGCGTGATGTTCCTCGTCTCGAGGCTGCCGAACGGGCGCCGGATCTACCGCGCCAGGGCTTCGCTCAAGCGGGAGAAGAAGTTCGGCAAGATGAAAGATGTCGTCCACTTCTGGGGCGTCGACAGCGAGACCAAACGCTTCATCCCGATGACCACCTACGGCGGCGACATCTTCCAGTCGTTCGTCCAGGGCATCGCTCGCGACATCATGATGAACGGCTGGGAGAACGCGGAAGAGGGCGGTTTCGGCGTTGTGCTCCAGGTACACGATGAATTGGGTGCCGAGGGTGACGAAGACGCGGACTTGGACGACTTCGTTGGCCGGTTGATCGATTTACCAGACTGGGCTGAGGGCTGCCCCGTCTCCGCTGCGGGTTACACCGCGCTTCGCTATCGCAAAGACTGAGGTCAACCGGATGATCGAGGCTGCCGAGGAAGAGTACGTGTGCGACCTGGCCCAGAAAGATGGCTGGATCGTGCGAAAGCTGAAATGGATTGGTCGCCGCAACGGCATGGACCGGTTTTTCCTCAAGGCCGGCAGGATCGTCCTGATCGAGTTCAAGCAGGCCGGCAAAGAGCCCAAGCCCGGTCAGGCGAAAGAGATTGAACTGTTCCGGGCGGCCGGCGCCGAAGTCCACGTTTGCGACAGCTGCTTGCAGGCCCTGCGGATCCTCGGAGTGAAACGCCATGCGTGAGTACGAGAAGCTGCGGATCTCCCAGCACGTAGCCGTCGAGGCGATGTATTCCAACCCTGAATTCATGTTCGCGGCGGATATGGGCATCGGCAAGACCGGCGCTGTTCTGACCGTAGTCCGTCGTCTGCTCGACGAGTTTCTGGTAGCTCACGTCCTGGTCGTGGCCCCGTTGTTGGTCGCGGAGGAAACCTGGCCAGAAGAGATCGAGGCTTGGCGGCATACCGCGGTCCTGCACTACGAGGTACTGACTGGGGTACCAGAGCGGCGGGAGCAACGGGCCAGACGCCTGCCTGAGTTGAGCATCATCAACAAGGAAAACCTCACCTGGCTGATCGAATTCTGGGGCGATGATTGGCCATATGACATGGTCGTGATCGACGAAATATCTGGCTTTAAGAACCCTACGAAACGGAACAAACCGACTAAGGTCGCTGTCCAGCAGGTTATTGACGGCGTGCTAACGAAGCTGCCGAAGAGCACGCCGGACGAAGAGATTGAGGCCGAAGTCCGCAAGGCCATGAAGAAGGTGAAGGGCAACCTCACGCGCTTCGGTGCGCTCTGCCGGGTCCGGAAGAAGATCGACCGGATCGTGGGCATGACCGGTACGCCGTCGCCCAACGGTCTCGAAGACATCTGGAGCCAATACTTCCTGCTAGACCAGGGCAAACGTCTGGGATCGAGCTTCACCGACTACAGGCGCCGTTGGTTCGATAGCGACTACATGGGCTACAAGTACACCCTGCGGCCGGGGGCTTTTGACTGCATCATCGAGCGGATTAAAGACATCACGATCAGCATGAAAACTGCTGATTTCATCGACATGCCAGACGTTGTCTACAATACGATCCCAGTCCGCCTTCCACCGAAGGTGATGAAGCAGTACAAGCAGTTTGAGAAAGACCTGATCCTCGCTGAGCACGACATCGAAGCAGTGAACTCCGGCGTGCTGACTGGCAAATTGCTGCAACTCGCGAACGGCTCCGTCTACGACGAAGACGGTAACGCGATAGAGATCCACAGCATGAAGCTAGATGCCCTGGATCTAGTGATAGAGGAAGCCGCTGGTCGGCCCGTTTTGATCGCGTACAGCTACAAGTTCGACCTGGAGAAATTGAAAAAACGATACCCGCACGCGGAAGTCGTTGGCGAGACTGCAAATTTACAGAAGCGGTGGAACGCTGGTAAGATTCAACTGTTACTTGCACATCCCCAGTCAGCCGGCCACGGATTGAATTTGCAGTACGGCGGGTGCATCACCGTTTGGTATGGTCTATGCTGGAGTTTAGAATTCTACCAACAGCTGAATAAGAGGCTTCACCGACCGGGTCAGGAAAACACGGTTTTCATACATCATATCGTCGCGTTAGGTACTAAAGACGAGGATGTCATGGCGGTGCTTCCGCTGAAGGATGCGACACAGGACGCTCTAATCGAAGCAACCATATGGAGGCCTGAGTAGCAGAAGCTACTAATTAATTAGGGCCGTGCTCAACACAACCCAGCGAGGGGAACCACCCCGCCAGGGTCGAGCTACGGGCCAAGTATTCAACGAATAGTTGAATGCGAGAGTCAAGCAGGAGTACCTGAAAGTGAGCGTGATGAAATGAGCAACGAAACTTTCGCCGACCGCATAAACACCGCATGCGATGGGAATCCAAACATCCCGCCATATGGCCACGGTCGGCAAACCTACATCAAAGAGAAGATGGGGGTTAGCCACGAAGCCGTTCGCAAATGGTTCCTCGGCGAGTCCCGGCCACGTCCGGATAAGTTTGCGGAATTGGCTCGGGTTCTCGAGTGCGATGAAGCTTGGCTGGCGTTGGGGAAGAAGGGCGACCTCGATCCTAGAGAAAAGCGTGCCCGGAGCGCCAATATCGACGGCGCCGTGAACATCGTCACTGGCATGCTCCAACTTAACGGCGCCAGCTGCGCGTTCCCTGCGGAGAAAGATCCTCAGTCAGGCTATGTCGACGTCTACGCCATCAATCGAGGTGTGCAGATGGCCATTCACGTCGCCCTGGCGAAAGATGAAGGAAACAACGAGTTCACCTTCACATTGCCGAAAGAGTACCTGCATTGCCGCATTGTCGGTGTGGTGCCGGTCAAGACCAGTAGAGTCCACATGCTCAGTTTGGAAGAGCACCTGATCGCGGAGCACGCTCACCGTAAAGGCGGTTTCGTGGTTCTGCCGGTCAGCCATACAGGCGGCGATTACTGGTGCGGGGAAGACAAAGTGAAGAAGATCGAAAACTTCAGCAGGGACCTTTAGACATCGACAGAGTCAAGTCCGAGAGATAAGTTTGAGAATACGCGCTGAGCTAAGGCGCGTTTTTCTTGCCGCCCAATTACACCAAAGGTTGAGAATTCCACCATGAATCTAGACCAGTTTAGGCGTGCGACGGGTATCTCTACGGTACTGGCTGCGCGTTGGATCGACACCCTGACAGTCGCAATGCAGAAGTACGACATCACCACGCCCGTGCGCCAGGCCGCGTTCCTCGCGCAGATCGGTACCGAGTCGGGCGGTTTCCGCCGCCTTCAGGAATCGTTTGACTACAACGTCGACGGTCTGCGTGCCACGTTCAGCACCCGGGTAACCCCTGAGCAGGCGCGGACCCTCGGCCGGCACGACGGCGAAGACTCGGTACCGATGGACCGGCAGATCCAGATCGCGAATCTGGTGTACGGCGGTCGCTTTGGCAACGCGGCGGACGAAGGCTGGAAATTCGCAGGCAAAGGGCTGAAGCAGATCACGTTCCACGATAACTACCTGGCCTGCGGTAAAGCGCTGGGCCTCGACCTGATCGCGAACCCGAACATGCTGCTCGATGACCACGTAGCCGCGCTCTCTGCCGGCTGGTACTGGTCTGCCCACGGCTGCGCCGCGTTCGCTGATAGCGGCGATTTCATCGGCCTGACCAAGAGCATCAACGGTGGCACCAACGGCCTGGCAGACCGGCAGGCGCGGTGGACGCTGGCCAAGTCCGTTCTGGTCTCATGATCGTCGCGGCCACGGGTCACCGTCCAGAGAAGCTCGGCGGGCATAGCTATCACCTCGACGGAAAGCTGATCGGCGTGGCCGTGGCGTACCTGAATGAAGTTGAGCCCGAGCGTGTAATATCCGGGATGGCACTGGGTTGGGACACGGCTTGGGCCGCCGCCGCGTATGTCTTGGGGGTCCCGTTCATTGCAGCGATCCCCTTCGAGGGTCAGGAATCTCGCTGGCCAGTGGACCTCCAGCGGAGGTATCGAGAGATCTTGGCGAAGGCCGCTGAGATCGTTGTGGTCTCCCGCGGCGGTTACTCGAGCACGGCCATGGAAATGCGCAACCGCTGGATGGTTGACCGAGCAGACAGGATCGCCGCGCTTTGGGACGGCAGCCCTGGCGGCACTGGCAACTGCGTCAGGTACGCTAGGAAGCGTAAGGTCGAGATCGACAACCTATGGAATCGGTGGCGGTTCGGCAACCTTCATCTTGACCTTCTGGTATGAGCCCTAGAGTGCTGAACAAACACCGCGAGGGTACCCCACTCGATGCGGTCTACGTCGGTCGCCCGAGCGAGTGGGGTAACCGGTTCCGGATAGGGCCCGGTCGCACCAGAGAGCAGGCCATCGCCGAGCATAGAGCTTGGATCTGGCAGCAGCCCGGGATAGTCCGCCGCATCCAACGGGAGCTTCGGGGTAAGAACCTCGTTTGCTCTTGCGCGCCGAAGTCATGCCACGCGGATGTACTGCTGTTCATAGCCAACCTGGACCCGCTCGTATAGGCACTTTCGACGCAAGCCATTCAATCGTCTGTTGAATTAACTACTTACGCTGGGGCATGATTGCGGCAAATAGGCAAAGGTGGATGCTATGGCCGCGCAGTCGAGGAAACCCAAAGCTGGGAAGGCGCCGGCCGCCCATGACGATGACGATCTGATTGGCAACGCTGGGGAAAAAGACGAGCCCGTCAACATGGACATCGCGGATGTCTGGGCCGGCGTCAGCTCCCATTGGCTGCATCAGGTTTTCGGCGGCGACCGCGCCGTGGTCAAGAAGAAGCTGGCTGAAGGCGGCTGTGAAGTCATCGGTCGGAGCAAGGGCAGCCCGCTGTATCGGCTGAAGGACGCTGCTGCGTTTCTGGTACCGCCGAAGGTCGACATCGAAGCGTATATGCAGCGCCTGCGGCCAAACGATCTACCGCCGATGCTCCAGGCTGCGTTCTGGGACGGCAAGCTCAAGCACCAGAAATGGGCCGAGAACGCGGGCGACCTATGGCGTACGGATGACGTGCTCGCGGTGTTTGGCGACCTGGCATTCTCATTCAAAACGACAGCCTCCCTATGGGTCGAGGAAGTCGACCGCGCCACCGGCCTGACCGCCGAGCAGCGCGCCTTGATCGGTCAGCTGACGGACAAGCTGCTGGACAGCGTGTATCAGCTGATGATTGAAGCCCCGAAACGCAGCCAGACATCATCCTCGACGGTCGAGCCGCTAGAGGAAGAGGTCGAGTCTGATGCGGTTTGAAACCCTCGAGGAAATGATCGCGGCATCCGCCACGGGGATCCGACCACCCGAGCGGTTGACCGTGGCCGAGGCTGCGGAGAAGTACCGGTACCTGGATAACCCTGGTTCGTACCGAGGCTACTGGAACAACGAAATGGCGCCGTATCTGGTCGAGCCGATGGAAGTGCTGACCAGCCCCGACTACATCGGCGAGATCTTCGTAGGGCCTGCCCGAACCGGTAAGTCAGATATGTTTCACAACTGGATCGCGCACACGTCCAAGTGCGACCCGGCCGATATGATGGGCGTCTTCATGTCGCAGGCCACCGCCCGGGACTGGTCTAACAAGGACCTGAAGCGGATGTTCCGTCACTCCAAAGACATCGGGAAGCTGGTCACTCCCGGCAGGTCTGGCCACGCCGCGCACAACGTCCGTTTCCTATCCGGGATGAACCTCGAGATCAAGTGGCCCTCGATCACGGAGCTGTCGGGTAAGACGGTCCCCCGTGTGTGGCTCGCGGACTACGACCGCATGCCGGAGTCCATCGACGGCGAAGGTTCGCCGTATGACCTGGGCGCCAAGCGGACGACCACCTACCGCCGCAACGCGATGACCGTGGCGGAATCGTCGCCAGGCTTCGAGATCGAGGATCCGAAATGGAGCCCGCGGACCCCGCACGAAGCGCCGCCGACTCGAGGCATCCTGTCGCTGTACAACCGGGGCGACCGCAGGCGCTGGTACTGGAAATGCCCCGGCTGCAAGACCGCCGTCGAGCCGCGCTTCAGCCTGTTGCAGATCCCGGATAGCGCGGACCACGTCGAAGCGGCCGAGGCCACCGTCATGGTGATGCCCTGCTGCGGCCAGATCATATGGCACGACGGTCTGAACGGAGTCCCGGGTAAACACGAGCTGAACCAGATCAAGCTGGGCAACGCCCGGTGGGTCATGGACGGTCAGAAGTGGATGCCGGACGGCTCGCTCGAGGGAACACCGTTCCGCTCCAACATCGCCAGCTTCTGGATGAAGGGGCCGGCAGCGCTGTTCACCGACTGGCGCGATCTGGCGTTGAAGTACCTCAAGGCGATGGAAGAGTTCGAGCGCACCGGTAGTCAGGAGTCGCTCAAGACCACGGTCAACACTGACCAGGGCGAGCCCTTCATGCCCGTGGGGCTGGACGCTGGACGCCTGGCTGAAGACGTCAAGGCAATGGCCCAAGACCTCGGCGAGCGAGTGGTACCGAAGGGCGTTCGCTTCCTGCTGGCCCTGGTCGACGTACAGCTGCACCGGTTCGAGATCCAGGTCGTCGGCGTCGGCGTCGGCGGTGACCTGACTGTCATCGACCGTTTCGCTATTCGCCGGTCGGATCGCCTCGACGAGGAAGGCGAGAAGGACATGATCTCGCCCGCGTCGTACCTGGAAGACTGGGACATGCTGATCGAGAAGGCGATCCTGCGGACGTACCCGCTCGGCGATGGCTCGGGTCGGCGCATGAAGATCAAGATGACCGGCTGCGACTCGGCAGGTTCGGCGGATCTGAAGAACGACAGCTCCGTGACCAAGAACGCCTACAACTTCTATCGCCGGCTGCGCGACTCCGACGGTACCGAGATACCTGCGGATCTGCATCGCCGTTTCAAGCTGCTGAAGGGCAACCCGAACAGGAGGGCGCCCACGACGCTGACGACTTGGCCTGACAGCTCACGTAAAGACCGGCATGCGGATGCACGCGGCGAGATCCCCGTCCTGCTGCTGAACGCCAACGCACTGAAGGACACGCTCAACGTGATGCTCGACCGGAAAATCCCGGGCGGCGGCAAGGTGAATTTCCCCAGCTGGCTGCCCGCGTGGTTCTGGAACGAAATGGTCGCGGAAGTCCGGGATACGGACGGCTGGCGTAAGACGCAGGCGCGAAACGAAGCGTGGGACTTGCTGGTCTATGCGATGGCAGTCCTGCATAGCATGCGCGGGGACATGCTCGACTGGGACGATCCGGACGGCTGGTACGCGGACTGGGATAAAAACGACTTGGTGTTCGATCCTTCGAACGCTTCGGCCACCGATTCTGCCGATGTTGAAGACCTGGACATCGAGGCTATCGGCGCGCTACTAAGCTAAATTTGCCAACATTTCAACTTTTAGTTTGAAATCCATCTGGCAGGTATATAGGATTCTTGGCAATACGCCGCGTGGTTGAGGGGAAATCATGGACCTTGTCTTGCTCCAGGCTCGGCTTACCGATGCTCAAGAGGCTTACCACAAACTGGTAACGGGCACGTCTGTCCTGGAGTTGCGAGACAGTAACGGCGAACTGGTCAAGTATTACCAGGGCAATATCAAAGAGCTGAACGCCTACATCGTTAGCCTCCAGTCGCAGCTGGGACTGTATACCGGCACTGGGCCGATGCGAGTGTTCTTCTGATGGGCATCAAGGTCGAGGTCGAGGCCGACGTTCCTTACTACGACCCGATTATTGGGTACGAGCCAGGCAAAGAGTCGGCAGACCTTATTCGCGGCAACGGCTACACATCAGGCCCGTTTGCCGGGGATGCCTACGAAGGCTCCAGCGGCTATTCGAAAGAAATGTCCTCTTGGCACCCGCCGCTCCAGTCGGTTGACCGTGACGTTCTCCCGGAAAAACAGCAGCTCGACGTCCGTGTTCGTGACGCCCATCGTAACGACGCCTACGTTGCAAACTCGACGATCATCCTTCAGGACGGCATCGTCGGCGAGAAGTTCCTGCTCAACGCCAAGCCGCAGATCAAGATTCTGGGCCTCGACGAAGTCTGGGCCGCTGAGTTCCAGGACGAAGTTGAAGCCAAGTTCACGCTGTACGCGGAGAGCGCCCGCAACTTCCCCGACGCAGCGCGCCAGAACACGCTGACCGGTTTATGCCGGCTGGCAGTGGGTATCTACGGCCACGGCGGTGAGGTCCTGGCGTCTGCCGAGTGGATGCGCAATACCGTCCGCCCCTTCTCTACAGCGTGCCAGCTGATCGACACCGACCGGCTCTCGAACCCATACGGCGCGATGGACACCCCGCTGATGCGCGGTGGCGTCGAGCGCGACATCTGGGGCGCTCCACAGGCCTACTGGATCCGTGAAGCCCACCCAACTGACTGGAACAGCCCAGCGAACGCTACCTGGAAGCGCGTTCCCGCGACCCGTGGCCAAGTGACCGGCAACCTGGCGTGGGACCGGTCGCAAATGCTGCACATCATCGATCAGACCCGGCCTGACCAGACTCGAGCTGTCGCCCGCATCGTCTCCGCGTTGAAAGAAACCCGGATGGCCAAGCGTTTCCGCGACACGGTGCTCCAGAACGCGGTGCTGAACGCTATGTACGCGGCGAGCATCGAGTCCGACCTGCCGACCGAAGTGGCGATGGCCGCAGCCGGTGGCGGCGACAAGAAGGGTATCGCGAACTACGCCAACAACTACCTGGGCGAGATCGCGAAGTACACCAAGAATTCTCGCGACTTGCAGATGGACGGGATCAAGATTCCGGTCTTCTACCCAGGTACGAAGATGAAGTTTCAGGCGGCCGGTACGCCTGGCGGCGTGGGTACCGACTTCGAGAAGTCGCTGCTGCGCTACCTGGCGGCGGCCACCGGCACGACCTACGAGCAGCTGTCCAAGGACTACAGCTCGGCCAACTACTCCAACTTGCGCGCTGCCATCGCCGACGCCGGCCGCAGCATGCGAGTACAGAAGCGCAAGGTCGCCGACCGTTTCGCGAACTGGTTCTACCGGTTGTGGCTGGAAGAGGCCATCAACGGCAATCAGATAACCTCTATGCCGAAGAACGCCCCGAGCTGGTACGACGGTCTGAATTCTGACGCTTACTGCGCCGCAGAGTGGATCGGCGCCAGCATGGGCCAGATCGACGAACTGAAGGAAACCCAAGCCGCCGTGCTTCGCATGACCTTCGGTCTGAGCACCCTCGAGGACGAACACGCTCGCCTCGGCAAGGACTGGCGCCAGGTACTGCCGCAGCTGGCCCGTGAGAAGAAAATAGTCGATGGCCTGGGCCTCAAGCTCGGCGACAGCACCACCGCGCAGAACACCATGAACGCCGCCAGCGGTTCGCCAAGCAGCACCGGTAAGAACCCAGACGGCGCATCTATCGAGGAACTGACCCATGAGTAACTTGCTCGCGGCCCGCTTCGCGAACACCCCCGTCATGGTCAGCGCCTGCCGTGCAGCCTGGCTGAGTGACTGCGTTCACGCGGCGTCCGGTGAGATCGAGAAGATCAACGCCCGTGAGTCTGCGGCCCCAGCGGTTATGCAGGACGATTTCTGGCCTGCAGCGGATAGCTGGAAGTGTGCTTATCGTCCGTACAACGTGGTCGACGGCACGCTGATTATCCCGATCAAGGGCGTGTTGCTGCACGATTTCGGCTACCAGATCTACGACTGGGCCACCGGCTACATCTACATCCAGAAAGCGTTTGAACGCGGTATGGCCGACTACGGCGTGCGCCGCATTGCGCTGCTGATCAACTCGGGCGGCGGTGACGTCGCGGGCAACTTCGACCTCGTCGACCGGATGTTCGCACTGCGCGGCACCAAGCCTGTGCAGGCCTTCGTGAACGAGCACGCCTACTCGGCAGCGTTCAGCATTGCCTCTGTTGCGGACAAGATCACCATGCCTCGCACGGGTGGCGATGGCAGCGTGGGCGTCCTGACCTCGCACGTCGATGTATCTGGGGCACTGGATAAGAACGGCTACAAGATCACGCTGATTTTCGCAGGCGAGCACAAGGTCGACGGCAACGCCTATGAGGCCCTGCCAGCACCGGTAAAAGCCCGCATCCAGAAACGCATTGACTCGATGCGCCTGCTGTTCGCTCAGACCGTCGCCCGCAACCTGGGCATGACCGTCGAAGCTGTGCTGGCCACCGAAGCGCAGACCTACAGCGCAGATGAAGCCGTGGCAGTTGGCTTCGCTCACGAAATTCGTCCCGTCGACGAAGCCCTGGCCGCCTATTGCTGCGACCAGGAAGAAACCACTGAAGATGATGAAGAGGAAGACGAAATGGCGACTGAACAGACCGCTGAGCAAATTCAGGCAGGTCTGGATGCAGCCCGCGCCGATGGCCAGAAAGAAGGTGCCTTGGCCGAGCGCACACGCATCCAGGGCATCCTGACCAACGAGGCCGCCGCTGAACGCAGCGCTCTCGCTTCCCATATCGCTATGAATACCGACATGCCGGTAGACGCAGCGGTAGCAATGCTGAACGCCTCGCCGAAGGTAGCCGCTGCTGCTGCTCCTGCTGCGTCTACCGCTGCTCCGGCTTCCGGTTTCGAAGCCGCGATGGCCAACGGCAACCCAAACATCGCCCCTACCGGTGGCGAACCATCCACGGCTCAACAGGCGCAAGACGAATTCCGTGCTGCGACTGGCTACGGGAGCACTAAATAATGTCCATCATTCCAGCAAACCCAACCCCCGGCCAGGCGTCGTTCAACTCGGATACCGTGAGCATGGTACCCGAGCTTTTCGCTGGCGATTCGCCGGACGTGGTCACCGTCTCGGGCTCATACAACGGCACGCTGGCCACGGCCGGCATCCCGATCTGGACTCCAGTCGATCTGGACTTCGAGACCGGTGCGATCAGCCTGGTCGACGGCACTACTATCACCAAGGCGAACGCGATCACCGTTGGCGAGGTGCCAGCGGGCAGCGTTGCGGGCCGTATGCCGCTGTACAAGGCGGGTGCTTTCAACATCAACGCGCTGAACTGGCCTGCGTCCCTGGCCACTGAAGCGGCTCGTCTGGCTGGCTTCGATCTGGCTGCGTGCCAGATTTACGTCAAAAAGCCTTACTACGCATAAGCCAGGGCCGCCGAAAGCAGCCTAGAGGGAGAAATCATGACTATCGAAATTCGTCCACAGGACACCAGCACGCTGATCGGCTACTACCGTGACGTGCCGGCCCCGTCCACCTACTTCCGAGACCTGCTGGTCGCGTCGGTGTTCAACTCGGAGAACGAGTACATCGACTTCGAAAAGCTGGTTGAAGGCCGTCGCCTGGCGCCACTGGTGATTCCGACTGCCCAAGGCCGCCCAATGTGGTCTGAAGCGTCCAAGGTGTTCCGTTTCAAGCCGGCTTACGTGAAGCCGAAAGATCCGGTGAACCCTTCGCGTGCGTTTAAGCGCCGCCCGGGGGAAGGCATCTTCACCCCGAACACCCTGTCGCCGTACCAGCGTTACCTGCAAATCTTGGGCGACATCCTGCGCATGCACCGCGAAGCCATTGAGCGTCGTCTGGAGTGGTTGTGCTCGCAGGCCGCGATCTACGGCAAGGTCACTCTGGAAGCTCCGGACTATCCGAAGACCATCGTCGACTTCGGTCGTGACCCGGCGAATACCATCGTCCTGAGTGGCGCGGGCATCGTCTGGTCGGACGTCAACGCGCCAATCGTGGATAACCTGAACGCCTGGATCGAGCAGATCCGTCGCCAGCCGTTCGGCGGCCCGGTAACCCGCCTGACCCTCGGTTCGGATGTGGTCGGTCCTTTCCTGCGCAACTTGCAGGTGAAGGAAACCCTGAACGTCCTGAAGCGCGGCACGGCTGGTGAACTGAACACCGACATCCGCACGGGCGATTACGACGAGCGCCTGGGTAAAATCGGCAACCTCGAAATCTACGCCACCAGCGATTGGTACGATCTGCCGGAAGGCGCAGGTACCGCTAAGTTCATGCCAGCCAACGGTGCGCTGTTGACCGGCCCGAACCTGAACATGATCGAATGCTATGGCGCGATCCTGGATGTGAACGCCCAGCTGCGCGCAATGCCGGTGTTCCCTCGCCAGTGGAACAGCGATGACCCGGCTGTCACCTACGTGATGACCCAGTCGTCCCCTCTCGAAGTTCCCGTAAACCCTAACAACTCGCTTTTCGCGACTGTTATCTAAAGCTGGACCGGCAGGGTGGCTTAGGCTGCCCTGTTGTTCCACTGGGAGTTGAAAATGCCTAAATTGATTGCGATCAATACCATCCACCGGCCGGGTAAACTGGCGAATACGATTGAGGTCATCGCTGCGGGTACAGAGTTCGCTGCGACCAAACTCGAAACGGAGCTGTTCGTGCTGATCCACGGTGCAGCCCGGTACGCCAAGGGCGAGGAAGGCTACTCTGACGCGGACTCGTACAACGTAGGCCGAGATCAGGAAGCGATTGATCAAGCTGCTGCTGACCAAGCTGCTGCTGACCAAGCTGCTGCCGACCAAGCTGCTGCCGACCAAGCTGCTGCCGACCAGGCTGCTGCCGACCAGGCTGCTGCCGACCAGGCTGCTGCCGACCAGGCTGCTGCCGATCAAGCTGCTGCTGACCAAGCTGCTGCTGACCAAGCTGCTGCTGACCAAGCTGCTGCTGACCAAGCTGCTGCTGACCAAGCTGCTGCCGATCAAGCTACCAAGGACGCGGACGCGGCCAAGGCCAAACCTGCTCCAGCTGCTGACGCGGATCTGATCTAAGTGAGCAGCTTCCGGGAAGAACGGCGGAAGTTCAGGAGAAGCCTGCATCAGTACATGGCTGACACTGTGCTGTTCATCCCGGAAACCGGTGCCACTCCGGTTCCGGTGAAGGTACGAATTCAAGACGTCTACCGCGAAGAAGGTGCGGTCGGCGGTATCTCGAAAGGCTGGGCCGAGCGCAAAGAGATAGTCCCGATCATCCGCTTCGTCGACTTCCAGCCCCGCAAAGGCGCGCTGGTCGTCACCGAGGACATGGGCATCTACAACATCGAGCGCACATACCCAGCCCACGACATCAGCATTGACGCGGAGGTGACGAAGCTCAGCCCCGGTCAAGCCACCACGGAAGGCCTCGATGTCACGCTGCCTTGGGGCGGCCTTCAGGCTCCGGTGCTCCCGTGAGCGATGACTACGTGGTCGCCGTCGAGGGGCTCGAAAGCCTCCGGGACTTGCAGAACCTCGACGCCGCCATCCTCCGTCGCGCCCGGTTGGCCATCAACGCCACGGTCGAACGCAGCCAGGTATCTGCGGCAAAGGAAATGCGCAGCCAGGTGGACTTCCCCGCTCGCTATCTGACCGGTGCCAACGGTCGGCTGAGCATCAGCAAGTACGCCTCGGAAACCTCGCTCTCCGCGTCCATCACCGGTCGGGACCGGCCAACGTCTCTCGCACGCTTCGCCACGGAAACCGACCCTGCCAAGACCCGGCAGCAAGGCGGCGTGAACGTGACCGTCCAACCCGGTAAGACCGTGTTCATGAAGGGCGCTTTCCTGATGCGCCTGGCCAGCGGCAACCTCGGCTTGGCTGTCCGGTTGAAGGACGGCGAAACCCTCCGTAACAAGAAAAAGATGCTCCGGGTTGGCAAGGGTCTGTACCTGCTGTACGGCCCAAGCGTTGACCAAGTTTTCCGCAGTGTGGCCGTGGGCGAAGCGCAGAACGCCGCCGAGTACCTCGAGGCCGAGTTCCTCCGACTTATGGATGCAGAGATATGAGCCAGCTATCCCCGATCCTCCGCGACAGCCAAGGTGGCGGTCTGATCTTCTGGTGCCCGGGTTGCGATGGGGCACACGCCATTCAGCACGGAGACGGGCCAGGCCCTCGCTGGGGCTGGAACGGCAACGCCGAGCGCCCGACCTTTACGCCCTCGGTCAAGGTGACGTACCCGGCCAATCCGGACGCCAGCGAAGAGTTCAAAGAGTGGCGCACCGTGCGGATCTGCCACTCGTTCGTAACGGACGGCCGCATCCAGTTTCTGGATGACTGCACCCACGCGCTGAAGGGCCAGACGGTTGACTTACCCCGTTGGGACGAGGCTCGAGCATGACAATCGCCGATCCGTTCCGCCTCCGCGTACTGAAGGCGCTGACCTCCGCGCTGGAAGTGATCGTGCCTACGGGGCACACCACCGACCTGACTGGCAAGGTCTTCCGTGGCCGGGATCTCTTCGGTGATGACGACCCGGTACCGATGCTCAGCATCCTGGAAGCCACGCAGGAGAAGGGCCTGCTGACGCCGCCTCGAGGCTCGACCGTATACCAGGGGCCTTGGGAATTGCTGATCCAGGGCTTTGTGGATGAAGACCGTCTGCACCCGTCAGACCCAGCGGAACGACTGCTGGCCGACGTCCGGATGGCCCTCATTAAAGAACGCCTCCGCGATACCGACTTCAACATCCTCGGGATGGAAGGGAAGGTATCGGGGCTAGAGATCAGCCAGGGCGTTGTGCGGCCACCGGATGATATTTCCGGAAAAGCATATTTCTGGTTGAGATTGACCCTGACGATAGTAGAGAATCTTGCAGACCCCTACTCTTGACCGGGGCTTCAACTAACAGTTAAAGACTCAACGAAGAGGTGAAATCATGGGCAACAATTACACTCTTGGACGTGGCAAGGTTTCCTTTGCCCAGTACAAGCCAGGCACGCAGTCCCCACGCGGCGAACGCTACCTGGGTAACACCCCCGACCTGGGCTTCTCGGCCAAGCAGACCAACCTTGACCACTACTCCAGCGAAGAAGGCGTGAAGACCAAGGACGAATCCGTCCTGCTTCAGGTGGACTACGCCGGTACGCTCAGCACGGATAACGTGAGCTACGAGAACCTGGCGGCGTTCTTCCTGGGTTCCTCGGCCACTGTCACCGTTGCCTCGAGCACCGTGACCGGCGAGGCCATCACTGGCGTGGACAAAGGCGCGTCCTATCAGCTGGGCACTTCCGCCGTTAACCCGGCAGGTGTTCGTCTGGTCTCCGCAGTCATTGTGAAGCCGACTCCAACCGGTACCGCCTTCGTCGTGGACGTTGACTACACCGTCGACCTGACTATGGGCCGCATCACCATTCTGGAAGGTGGCGCGATCACTGCGAACGCGAACATCGCGGTGGACTACACCGTGACCGCGCAGACCTACAACCAGTCGATCAGCCAGTCCACCACCATCGAAGGTGCCCTCCGCTTCATCGCCGCTAACCCGGCCGGTGAGCTGATCGACTACTTCATGCCTTGGGTGAAGCTGACTCCGAACGGCGAGTTCAAGTTGAAGGGCGATGCCTGGCAGACCCTGACGTTCACCCTGGAGATCCTGAAGAAGGGCACTCTGCAAGCGGTGTACGCGAACGGCCGTCCTTACACTCCATGATCTGATGCACTGACGCGGTACAGGAGCTGAACAATGGGCCTCAAGCACCTTAAATTCGAAGAAGCATTGGTAAAGTTCGCGGGCGGTGAGTTTGCCGTCCGTGGCCTTTCACTGGAGCACATCACCTTTATCGTCAAGGCGCACGGGATCGTGCTGAACAGCGTCTTCGACAAAATCGTTCAGAAAGCCGCGGACCCGGAAGGGGAATTCAGCGCGGGTGAAGTCGGCGACATGGTTCTCCCTTTCCTGCAAGAAGTACCGCAGGTTGCAGCGATGATCATCGCCTCGGGGGCTGGTGACCCGAGCGATACCTTGCTCGCCACCCGGCTGCCGGTTCCCGTGCAGATCGAAGCGCTCGAACAGATCCTGCGGCTTACCTTCGATGCCGAGGGCGGGCCAAAAAAGTTTCTCCTGACCGTGATCAGGCTGATGAAGGGGACTCAGGGTCTTCTGAGTCAACTGAGCCAGCAGGACCAATCTGCCTAAAAGACTGGGTATGGGGGCTGCGCCGACAGGTCAGCCTCCTACTCGATCACGGTCATAGGTACGCAATGCACTACCCCATCGGCAGGGTCTGGGAGGAAGCCGAACTGATCGTCCAGCGCCTGAACCAGCAGGCAGCGAGCAACACGTCTCTGATGCGTATTGCAGTTGGCGCGGTGATCTCGAAAGAAGGGGCGCAGCTCCTAGACAAAGTCCTGAAGGAGCTGAATCATGGGTGACAACAACCGCGAAGTAGACTTAGTCATCCGGGCCAAAAACGAGGCCTCGAAAGCTCTCGACGCGGTTAACGCCTCCCTGTTCCAGCTTATAAAAGCTCAGACAGACATCACCAACACGTCCGACAAGACGACCTCCGTCCTGGCTCAGTTCGGCGCCGAACTCGGTAAGCTCAGCAAAACCGTGGCCGGGATGTCGACGTTCGACAAGATCACGGCCAGCGTTACGAAGGCCGCGGACGGCATCACCCGGTTAGAATCCTCGGTCACCAAGCTGACCAGCGAGCAAGAAGCCCTCACTGAAGCGGTCACTCAAACCGGTGCCTCGCTGGCCGAGTACCAGGCCAAGACCGTGCAGCTGGCGGCTACCCTCGATCAGCAGAAGGCAGCCACGGCAGCGGCCAAGACCAACCTCAAGGAACTCAATACCGAGATCAAGGACGGCGGCAGCGAGCTGAAGACCCGGATCGCGAACAACGCCACCTTTGAGGCCTCGCTGACCCGGCAGGAAGCCGCACTCGCCCGGACGCAGCAGAAGCATCGCGACCTGACGCAGGCCATCCTCGCGACAGACGAGCCGAGCGCCAAGCTGATCGAGTCGTTCACCAAGATCGACGATAAGTTGGGCAGCCAGACTGCGCGCCTCGCCGCGTCTCGCAACAACTACCTGGACAACCGGCAGGCCATCGCGGCACTCGGCGTGTCCCTGGCCGAACTGACCCAGCAGCAGGACCTGGCCACCGCGAATCTGGAGCGTGCGAAAGTCGCGCAGCTCGAGGCGAAGAACGCGGTACAGACCAATACCATCGCCACCCGGGAAGCGGCCAAAGCGCTGAAGGACGTCGAGGGCACGGTGGACAGCAACGCCACCACGATGGCCCGCCTGACCGAGGCACTGGAAAAGGCTCAGGCAGAATTCGTGGCCGTGCAGGAAGTCGCCGCCAAGTCCGGCGTTGCCCTGGACAAGATCGGCAGCGTCGTCCGGCAGGGCCTGTTGCGCGCACTCGCGGATTCCCAGATCGCGTTGGCCAAGTACCGGGCTGAGTGGGAGACCACCACTTCAGCCATCGCAGCCGGCATGAAAGGCCGGGACACCAGTGCCCCGCTAACGCCTGAGCTGGAAGCGCTGATCGAGAAGGCCAAGCTGTCGAAAGCCGCGGTCCTTGAAATGCAGGCGGCTGTGCAGCAGATGCGAACGTCTGTCCGGGATGCCGGTACCGATGTCCTCAAACTGTCGGCGGCCCAGCAGACCTTCAGCGCGGCGATGGAGCGGGTCAGATCGGTAACTGACGCATCTGAGGCGGCTCAGGCCAAGCTCAACGCGCTGACGTCGGCGGTCGCTACTTCGGCGTCCCGTGCGTCCCCTGCGATGAATAACCTGGCAGCGGCCACCCGTAGCCAGGCGGCAGCAGCGAAAGAAGCCGAAGGGGCGATGGCAGATCTCGAAGGTCGGGGCCGGCAGGCGCTCTCCTGGGCTCAGCGTCTGCGAGGTGAGGTCGTGGCGCTGGCTACGGCTTACGTTGGTGTGTTCGCGGCCATACAGCAGCTCAGCGCGGTCATAGACACCTTCAAATCGGTCGAGGCGGCCCAGTCCCGGCTGAACGTAGCCTTTGGCAACAACCCCGGTCAGACGGCACAAGAGTTCCGTTTTATCCGGGCCGAGGCTGACCGGTTGGGCATCAGCTTCATTTCCCTGTCTAACGAATACTCGAAGTTCGCCGTCGCAGCGAGGGGGACATCCCTCGAGGGCGAGCAGACGCGCAAAATCTTCACCGCGATGTCTGAAGCGGCCCGGGTGAACAAGCTCTCCAACGAGCAGATCGAGCTGTCGTTCCTGGCGTTGACCCAGATGGTGTCGAAAGGCCGGGTCTCGATGGAAGAGCTGAGCCGGCAACTCGGCGAGCACTTGCCTGGCGCCATGACCATCGCGGCTCGGTCTATGGGCATGACCGGCGCTGAGCTGACCAAACTCATTTCGACCGGGCAGCTGGCCACGGAAGATTTCCTGCCGAAGTTCGCGGCTGAGCTGGAGAAGACTTTCGCCCCTTCGCTGCCGAAGGCTCTCCAGACACTGACCACCGAGATCGGCACTTTCCAGAACGAAGTCGTCAAGGCTCAGGAGAAGGTGGCCAACGGCGGCTTCGTTGAAGGTCTGCGCAAAGGTCTCCAGTCGCTGATCGACTTCATGCGCAGTAGCGACGGCTCGGCTTTCTTCAATAACCTGGGCGCCGCTGCGGGCGGCCTGGTGAAGATCCTCGCCCAGATCCCGAACTACATGACCCCGATCACGGCGGTTTTCTCGTTGTGGCTGGGGATGAAGATTCTCGACTTCGGCACCGGCCTGAGCGCCGGCTTTACCAAAATCGTGACGGCGATGAAACCGCTGCCCCCAGCGATGCAGGATACGACTCGCTCGTTCAACGCATTTGCAAGTGTGGGCGGTGTGTACAACGCCACCGTGTCGACGGCGGTACCGCTGACGACTCGACTCCAGCTGTCACTGAACTCGTTGGCGGCCGGTCTGCGCACCAGCAGCGGGGCCATGACAGCGGCGAGCATTTCTGCGGGCATCCTGACGGGCGCACTCAACGTGTTGCGCGGTGTGATGGCGCTCATGGGCGGTCTGCCCGGTCTTATCATTACCGGGTTGTCGCTGGCGTTCACCTACTGGATGACTGGTACCGAGGCGGCCACCAGCGCAGTGGAAGAGCATCAGCGCCAGGTCTTCGCGCTGCTCGATGTCTACACCCAGGCGAAGGATAAAGCCGGCGACTGGGCCAAGGCCGTGAAGGGCGTATCGCTGGGTCAGGCTGAGAAGACGCTGGGCGATCTCGAGAAGGCCTTCAGCGGGCAGCTGATCCCACTGGCTCAGAAGCTGGCCGGTACCCTCGGCGGCACCATCTTCCTGAAGCAGGGCGGCCTGGGCGATGCGGGCAAAGTGATCGGCCAGCTGACGGACGACATGGTCCTCGGCAAGGTAACGGTCACCGACTACGCGAAAGCCTTGGACGAAATGCTCAAGGACGACAAGGTCAGCGAGGAAATCAAAAACGTCATCCGTGCGAACGCGGGGCTGTTGCAGAGCACCGCAGACGCGGAACAGGCGGTCGCCAAGCAGGGCGTTGTGGTCAACGAGCTGGGCGGTAACGCATCGGCGGTAGCCCCTCTGATCGAGCGGCTGGGCCTGACTATCAAAAAGATGGCGGAAGACGCCGGCCTGATCACCGCGACCAAGGTCATCGATCCGTTCGTGCTGCTCGGCAAGCAGATCGACATCCTGAAAGGCAAGATCCCGAGCCTCAAGGATGAAATGAAGCGCCTCGAGGATCTCAAGGAACTCGACGAAATCCTGAAAACGGCCAACTTGATTGAAGGCTTGGACAAGTCGAGCGACAAGTACCGGGAATTCCTGACGCTGGTACAGACCGCGCAGAACGACATCAACGATCAGTTCAAGAAGAAAGAGTTCGGCGAGATCACCAAGCTGCTGACGTCGGAAGGCAGCGGCGTCGATATGTCGTCGAAGCTGATCAAGCAGTTCGAAGGCTTCCAGCCGACCGCGAAGTTCGACGTCAACGCTTTCCGGGCGGGCTTCGGCTCGGACACCATCACCCTGGCGGACGGTTCGATCCAGAAGATCACCGAAGGCATGAAGGTCAATGTCGAGGACGCCAACCGGGATCTGGTACGCCGCATCGGCGAGTTCCAGGGCACGGTCAAAGGGCAGATCGGGTCTGATCGCTTCGATTCGTTCAACGTCCAGCAGCAGGCCGCGCTGACTTCGGTCGCCTACAACTATGGCAGCCTGCCTGAGCGTATCGTCGGGGCTGTCCGGTCCGGCAGCTCGGAAGAGATCGCCAAGTCCATCCGGGCGCTGGGCACTGACAACGCGGGTGTCAACGCTGGCCGTCGTAACCAGGAAGCCGCGATCTTCCAGCAGGGGCCGAACTTCAACCCCGAAGGCATGGCCAAGGTCTATGAGACCATGCTGGAGACGTCGAAGAAGTTCCACGACAGCCTCATGGGCAACCTCGAAGTCCAGCAGATGACAGCGGAGTCGGCCAAGCGCCACACGCTGGATCAGGCGATCTCCCTGGCGGTGACCAAGGAAGAGAACGCGGCCAAGAAAGCCGGCACTGAACTGACCTCGGCTGAGCGGGCGTTGATCGTCCAGAGCACCACGGAAGCTCAGAAGAAGAAGCAGGCCGAGTGGGACATCGCCGACGCGAAGAAAGCCCAGGTCAAAGGTGAGCAGGACATCGCAGTTCTGCAACAGCTGCGCCGGGACATCCTTCAACAGATGACGTTCGCCCAGAAACAGGGCGATCTGGTGGCCTACGACCAGCTGCAGATCCAACTGAAGAGCGTCAGCGCGCAGCTCGACACCGCGCTCAAGAAGATGATCGCCTTCTGGGAGGCCAGCGGCAATTCAGCGAAGGCCCAGGCTGCGATTGCCCAGCTGAAGAACATCCAGAACTCGTTGGTCAAGGTCGGCGAGCAAGGGATTCTGACCTTCCAGAACGTCGGTAAGGAACTCGGCTCGGGCATGGTCACCGGCATGGACAACTGGCTCGCGAAGATTCGCGAAACGGGTGACGTGTTCGGCTCGCTCAAGGAAGCTTTCCAGAACTTCGCCTCGGACTTCCTGCTGAAAATCGCCCAGATGATCGCCAAGCAGGCGCTGTTCAACGCGATGAAGGCGCTGTTCAGTGGCACCACCGGGGCGACGGGCGCGGTAGGCCAGGGCGTCTTGGCTGCCATCGGCGGTGTCGCTCACGAAGGCGGTGTGGTTGGCCAAAGCATCGGCTCCAGGACGGTTAGCCCTTCATGGTTCAACAACGCCGTCCACTACCACACGGGCGGTATCGCCGGCCTCAAGTCCGACGAGATCCCGACGATCCTGCAAAAGGGCGAAACCATCCGCACCGTCGAGCAGGAGAAAGCCCTAGCTGAGAAGCAGGCGCTCGCCGCTGCCAGTGCGGGTGCCGGTGGCGCGGGCGGCAGTAACGTCAAGATCGTGAACGCCATCGATGCCGGTAGCTTTGTTTCCGCAGGTGTGGAAGACATCCAGGGCCAGCGGGCGATCATCAACTTTATGCGGGCAAACAAGTCCTCCGTGCGCGGAGCACTGGGCGTCTAACAGGAGATCACTCGTGGCCTACTCGACCGGCACGGCGGCAGATCATGCCGACCTTTGGAACAAGCTGAAAACCTTCCTCACCAGCGACTCGAGTCTGGTCGCTGCCGGCCAGGCCTGGACTGTCGCCTGGTCCCACGCGACCCGGCCGAACGAAGAACTGGTGCTCAAGGGACCGGGTCTTTCCGGTGCTGATCAGGTGTACGTCGGGCTCTGGCGTCAGGACGGTGCGCTCACTGCCGGCGAATCGACGATCAACCTCTGCGGCAGCACGGGCATCATCCCAACGGCGACCCGGTACAACGGCCACGTCAACTCGTCGGTCCAGCAGCCGAAAATCTTCCTCGACCAGAACCCGATGCAGTATTGGTTCGTGGCCAACGGGCGCCGCTTCGTTGTGGTGCTCAAGATTTCGACGATCTACCAGGCGATGTACGGCGGCTTGTACCTTCCATACGCACGGCCCAGCACCTACCCGGCGCCGTATTTCATTGGGGGTAACGTCGGCGGTACCACCCAGTCCCAAGTTCCTGCAGAGAACGTCGTCTCCTGGCGGGCGAACACCGCCGAGTCGTACCGGCACTTCGCGTACCCGAAGGGCTTCTACAACTACTCAGGCAACTACTACGACAGCCCCGCGCTCATGCTTACACCGGAAGGCATCTGGCGCGGCGGCACGGTCGACTACCTCGGCACGATGGACATCCCGCGCTTTATCGTGGGACCGCGGGCGTTCCCGGACCGCATGGGCCCGTATACGGTAGGAGATTCGCTGGGCGGGAACTTCAACTACTCGTCAGCCAGCCAGATCGGCTACAACACCATCCGGGCGCAGATGATCGCCGGCCTGAACGGGGAAATGCCGCTTACGCCGATCACCCTGATGTCCTTCGACACCACCGGCACGCCGAACCCGATCACCTACGGCATCCTGGACGGGTGCTTCTCGGTACCCGGGATCGGCAACGTCGCAGAAAACATCATCACTGTGGGCGGCGTAGACCATCTGGTGGTGGCCAACGTCCAGCGCACCGACGTGAGCGAATACTGGGCACTGGCCCTGGAGTAACCCATGACGACTTATCAGGCATCCGCGATCACAGCGAACACCGACATTCCGGCACTGGTAGCCACGTTCGCCGCTTCGTTGGGCTTCACCACAACATCGGTCAGCAGCACCGAGAAAACAGTCCAGCACCCGACGTTTGCCGGGGCCAAGGTCTTCACTATCCGGACTAACAACATCGGCGCGGCAGAGACTCGCCGGGAGCGGGTCGAGCTTCAGCTGAACGTCACCGGCAGTATTGTCGCCTGGGCTGAATCGCCGAAGATGAACCCGACCTTCGGCAACACAGCCGGCTCGGTTGTCGTGTCGCAGCCGACCAAGTTGCACCTGTACGGGAAGTTGTCAGGCGGCTCGAGCGACTCTGGCAAGACCTATATCGCAGGGATCATCGAGTACGGGTTCAACCTGTACCGGCACTTCTATATGGGCTACATCGAGAAACTCAGCTCGTTTGCTGGCGGCGAGGTCATCACTGGTTCGTCGTACTGCCCAGTCCCCATCACCTCCTTCAACGACAGCATCGTCAAATGGGACAACTCTTACGGGAACGGCTATATCTCGTGGCCGTTCACTGCGGAGAACACGGGGTACGGCCCCGTCAACATCAGCAACGGCGGCCTGTATCTGGACCCCGCGCTGAAGACCAACCCGTGGTCTTCGTTCAACACGAACGGCAATACGTTCAGCAATACAGACATTCACAACTCGTTTGCGGCCTTCGGCGATCAGCTTGTCATCGGCGGCTTCGGCGACTCGATCAATACCGGCTACATGAACGCGGGGAAGAGCCCTTACGCGGGCGCTCAGATACTGACCCCGGTCAACCTGTACGTGGGTAAGCGTGCGACCGGTGTGCAGTATTTCCAAGCCGTGGGGCGTGCGGCTGGCGTGCGCCTGGTGCATATGGAAGATCTGGACCCGGGGTCCACGATTACCATCGGCAGTTCGACCTGGCGGGTGTTCCCTCTGTTCAGGAAAAGCGCTGCGCCGAGCGTCCCGATTAAGGGGTACGCGACCGTCAACACGAACTACTGCTTCCCGTCTGACAACACCAGCCTGTACGCGGGTATGGCTTACGAAGAGGTCGAATAACCATGACCACGGTAGCCGGCGCGAAGATCCTCACCGGGGCGAACGGTCTGTTCGAGGTGCCCGACAAAGCCCCGAACACTACCCCGGCTGGCTTCACCTGGGCGCCGGGTCCGCGTGGCTTGTATGACCCGGGAACTCCGGGGAAGTTGAAGACCGGGGCGAAAACGCCAGCCGGTGTGCTCAACATGCATCCCTACGCGAACAGGGCCGGTATCTGGGTCCAAACGTATTTCGACGACTACTACAACCGGATCTACCTTAGCCCGACGAGCATCGACTTCAGTGCGATCACCTCGGACGCAATCGTGGTCGTGAAGCTCTGGAACGCCTACATCCGACGTTCCGTGACGCTGTCCTCTGTCGGCTACGACTCAGCCCAAGGCTTGCGGGTCGAGGGTGCCGCCCCACCGGCTGTGATCAGTAAGCTTCAGGAGGTCACGTACAACGTGATCGCCACCGCTGAAGGCCCCGCAGCGCTGGACACGCTCGTAAACTGGGTCTTCGACGTGCCTGTCACGTTCGTTATGCACGTCATCGGGAGCCGTGTGCGCCAGGCTGGGCTCTCTCCAGCGTGGCCACCGACCGGTGCTTCGTACCAGATCAACTATCAGTTCCAGACGTTGGTCGGCGTGAGCCGCTCCGGCCGGGAGCAGCGGATCGCCAATCGGCACTCCCCGCGCAAGACCCTGACTTTCATGTCCCACGTCAACGGCGACCGGTTCCGGGCGCTCAAGGATAATATGTGGTACTGGCAGCACCGGGCTTTCGCGCTTCCGGAATTGACCCGGAAGGTCGATTCTGTCGCCGCGATGCTGGTCGGTACCGACACGATGGCATTCGCCGCGGTCCCCGGCTGGATCGCCCCCGGCGTCCAGGTGATCCTGAGCTACAGCGGCTTCCAGGACATCCGGCTGGTGCTCGCTGTGACCGACACCACCGTGCAGTTCAAGACCCAGTCCGTGCAGCTCTGGCCAGCCGGCACCCGGGTTTACCCTGGCCTCACGGGTAACCTCGATACCAGCATCACCGCGCCTCGACTGACCAACGCCGTGGCCACCGTCTCCGTCGTGTTCAAGGTCTCCCCGGTGTCGGAACGCTACGTGGCGCCTCCGGCTGCGGCGACGTCCTTCAATGGCCGGGAGGTGTTTCTGCTCAAACCGAACTGGGCTACTCCGGTGGAAGGGACGTTCTCGCACGACGTCGATCTGGTGGACTACGGTCGGGGGCCGGTGGCGCGCTTCACGCCGGTCGCGTTCGGCTACGAGACAAAGCGTGCGACCTACCTGGCCCGGAACGCCGCCGATGCAGACCTGCTGCTGGATTTCTTCAAACGTATGCGCGGCCGGCAGGGTGAGTTCTACATGCCGACGTGGGAGTACGACTTCCAGCCGAAGATCCTGGCCAACGCCGGATCGCTGAGCCTGCGCGTGGCCGGTACCGACTTCGCCAAGTTTTACAAGGACTCGACCGTCCAGAAGGCGATTTTCGCGCAGATGCGTAGCGGCACCGTCCAGATCAAAAAAGTTGTATCCGTGCAGGCTGTGACGGACAGCGGAGGCTCCGACTCGCTGATCACCCTCGCCTCTGGCTGGGACGAGGACGTGTCAGTCGATACCGTGGTTATGTGCGGCTGGTGCCCCGCGTGGCGCCTGGTGTCGGACGAACTGACCGTCGAGTGGGTGACCAGTTCGGTGGCCAACGTCCAGATGACGATGATGACCCTCGAGGATCTTCCTGCCGAAACGGCTTGACCCTTCGGCGTGCGGCGGGTTTCATCTGTTTATTGAATATCCAACTTACGGATGAACGATACCTATGCTTTCTTTCTTCCAGTCCAGCCGTAGCCTAGCGGAGCCGATCCACCTGTACGAGGTGGTGTACGGCTCCGGCGTGGCCAACAAGGTTTTCCTGACGGACTCAGAATCTCCGGTCGTGTTCGCGGGCGATACCTACGCCGTGTCCACGATCAAGCATTCCGAAATCAATTCATCCGGAAGCCTGGACAAGTCTTCCGTCGAGGTCCGGACGCCGTTCAACAGCCCACTGACGGAGCTGTTCCGCACTGGCCCCCCTGATTCCGTTGTCGAGGTTTCGATCTACCGGGGCGACCGCAACGATCCGGATGCCCAGTTCCTGCGGCTCTGGTCGGGTCGGGTGCTGGGCTTCTCCGTCGAGGTCGACGAAACGAAGTTGACCTGCGAGCCCATTGGCACGTCGACGCGCCGGCCGGGTTTGCGCCGGAACTTCCAGTACGGGTGCCCTCACGTTCTGTACAGCGCGCAATGCCAGGCGAACAAGACTGCGGCCACCGTAACCGCTGCAGTGCAGAACCTCGACGGCATGACGGTCAAGCTACCGGGGGGCTGGTTCGGTGCTCTAGATCCGGCCCTGTTCCACGGCGGCCTAGTCTCCTGGGTGACCGGTACCGGCAACACCGTTAACCGGACGATCTTGCTGGTTTCAGATGGCTTGGGCGTCAGCACGGACCTCCTGCTGAACGGCATCCCTACAGACTTGGCCATTGGCTCAACGGTGTCCGTGTCCCTCGGGTGCGACCACAAGCTTAGCGGCTGCCGGATACACGACAACGTGAACAACTTCGGCGGGTGCCCGTGGATCCCGCTGATCAACCCCGTAAGCAACGTCAACAGCTTCTACTGAGGGTCGCAGCCATGCCGGTATGGGCAATTCAGATCATCATCGCCGTCATTATGGCTCTCTTGGCCTACGCCTTCGCGCCGAAGCCGAAGTCCCCGAAGCCTGACACTTCGCAGGAACTTACCGCCCCCACTGCTGACGCCGGTCGCCCGGTGCCCGTGGTCTTCGGTTCCGTGACCGTGCAATCGCCGAACTGCCTCTGGTATGGCGACGTCTCGACCACCGTTGAGAAGGTAAAAGTATGAGTCCGGATGATCGCTTGACCGTCGACGACGTGATCCGTGCGGGCGGCTGTGCCAATGGTATCCGCCGTTGGTTCACCGGCAACGCCGAGCGGCTCCCGGAAACGATGACCCTGCGGGCTTTCCTCGAGGAAGGCATGCCGCTCGACGTGGCCACGAGTCTGGATGACCCATTTATCGAACGCGCTCTGGCGCTGAAGGAGGCCGATAGTGGGAGGTAAGAGCAGCAAGGTCTCGATCCCTCGGTACAATATGTCGATCCATTACGGCATCTGTATCGGCCCCGTGGATGCGGTCGAGGGGATCCTTATCGGAGAGAAGATCGCCTTCTCCGGCGTGCTCACTGCCAGCACCACGATCTCCCTGATTCAGGAAGGCCTGTTCGGCGGGATCCAGAAGGAAGGCGGCGTCAACGGCTCCGTCGAAGTGATGATGGGCGACGGCATCCAGGTCGCTTCAGCGGAGCTGGCCAGCCGGTTAGGCGATGTTCCGTCCAACCTCCCGGGCTTTCGGGGCATCGTTACCGCGTTCTTCCGTGGGAACGGGTTCCCGCGTGGCTTCTACTGGGCCGCGAGCAACCCCTACCTGAAGACGATCTGGTTCAAGATCCGCAAGATCCACTCCGGGTTGGGCGGCCCGTATGCTGCGGTACCGCGCCTCGATGGCAGCCCTGGTGCGCCGGACAACAACCCCGCGCATATGATCTACGCCTGCTTCACGGACACCAACTGGGGCATGGGCGAGGACGCGGCACGGATCGACGCGGCGGGGTTCCAAGCCGTCGCCCAGGTGCTATACAACGAAGGCCTGGGGCTCTCGATGCAGTGGACTCGCTCAGGCACCATCGAGGACTTCGTCAACCAGATCTGCCAGCACATCAACGGTGTGATCTTCACGCACCCGCGGACCGGGTTGCTGTCCTTGCGTCTGATCCGCAACGATTACGACCTGGACACCCTGCGCACGGTGACGGTCGACAACGCCAGGCTGACGAACTTCGGTCGCAAGGGCTGGGGCGAGACCGTCAACGAAATGAAGGTGACGTGGACGAACCCGCTCAACGAGAAAGAGGAAACGGTCTACAGCCAGGACCTCGGAAACATCGCGATGCAGCAGGCCGTGATCTCCGACTCGAGGAACTACTTCGGCGTCCGGTACGCCTGGCTGGCGCAGTTGCTGGCCGACCGTGATCTGCGGGCTGCGTCCGCTACCTTGTGCTCAGTCGAGGCGGAAGCCGATCGGTCCTTCTGGGACATCACCCCTTATGAATGTATCAAGCTGGTCTGGCCTGAGTACGGTATCTCCGGGCTGATCATGCGCGTCACCAACGTGAGCTACGGCACCACGGAGCGGCCGACGCTGAAGCTGTCGCTGCTCGAGGACGTCTTCTCGCTGCCGAAAGTGGCGTTTACCGAGCCGCCCAGCAGCGCCTGGGTCAACCCCGCGCAGACCCCGGTCAACGTCAGCCAGGCCCGCATCATTCCGGCGCCGGCCTACGCCTTGCTCCAGGACCAAGTGTCACCGGACAGCCTCGCGTACCCGAGCACGCTGGAAATGGTTCTGGTGCCGTCCCCATACACCAGCGGCAGCGTGAGCTACAGCACCAAACTGAGCGAGACCACTGCCAGCGGCGCGGCGGTCTGGGTGCAGGTACAGGACACCCAGCAGTTCGCCGGTCGTGCGCAGCTGGTGGCCAGCCTGGCGAAGGAAGCGACCTCGATCATCGCGCCACCGATCAGCGCCACCGGCCCGAGCCCGTGGGTCGACTCCATCATGCTGATCGGATCGGACACCGCGGACCCGGCCACCCTTGAGCTGGCGCTGGTTACTGCCGTCGACTCGCTGAGCGGTAACCTGACACTGCTGCGCGGCGTGCTCGATACCGTGCCGAAAGCGTGGGCGGCCGGCACCCGCGTCTGGTCAGTCCCTGCAGGCTTGTTCGACCCGCTGCCGGTGGAACTCACGGCTGGCCAGACCGTCTCCGTGAAGATCATGACTCACACGTCGTTGGGCCAGACCGACGAAAGCACCTCGCCGGTTTTCTCGGACACCGCGAAGGCCAGGCCGACGCTGCCGATCCGGCCGGCGAACGTGAAATTGAACGGTGTGGCGTTCGGCACGGTGAGCCTGGCCGTTGGGGTCACTACGCTGGCGCTTACCTGGGCGCACCGTAACCGGCTGCTGGAAGACGTGGCCATCTTGCCCTGGACTGGTGGTTCGCTGACGCCGGAAGCCGGGACGACCTACGTCGTAGAAGCTGATGCCTACGATCCGGCCGGTGCCCTGCTCGCCGCGAAGTGGTTCAACACCGACGTGGGCCTCGTAGACCACTACACCATCGACCTGGGCGTGACACCCGCACCGACCGATACCCTGACGATCATCACTCGGGTCTACGCAATGCGCGGCGGCGAGAAGTCGTGGCAGGCCTTCGAATCAACCTGCACCGTGGTTTCGGGCTTCGGCCTGGGCTTCGGTCAATACTTTGGTGAATAGACAATGACTGCTACCAATGGTCCTAACCTGAAGCTGCTGGTAAACGCTGCACTCGGCGAAGAATACTACGCCCCGCTGTGCGCCCTGCTACGCGGTCTCGATGGCCTGATCATGCCAAGGGTGCTAAGCCGAGTCCTGACTGCGCCGCCGACAATCGCCGATGGTGCCATGTACATCATCCCCCCTTCGGCCACGGGCGCTTGGGCTTCGAAGACCGGCCAGATCGCACGCGGTTTCACTGTCGGCGTGGGTGCCCCTGGTTGGGAGTTCTTCACCCCCCTGAGTGGCTGGGCCGTGAGCGTGGTAAACGAAACGGACTCGAGTGGCGCACCGACCCGCTACGTCTTCGACGGGACTACCTGGGACCCGAAGATCCTGATCTCTCACTTCACCGACCTGTCCGATGTGCCGCCCAACTACACCGGCAGCCCGCTCTACAGCGTCCGGGTGAACGCGGCGGCCAACGCCCTGGAGTTCTTCCGCCCGCCTGCGGTGGTCAGTGTCGCGTGGAACGGGGTACCAACATCCGGTCAGCGGATCGGCCTTTTCGTCGCGCCCTACGCCATCGACTTCGCGGCGGCTTTGGCCGGATCTTCAGGTATCGCACTCACGGCGGCCACCGCGCAGACCGACATCACGGTCAATAAGATCACGGCCAGCGGTCACACCGTCACAGCGGTTGGCACTGTCAGGTTCGCAGCGGCGGGTGCTGCACCGACCTTCATCGCCGCCTCGGCCTTTAGCCTGGCCGCTGGTGACGCACTGGAGTTCAAAGCACCGGGTACGGCGGATCTGACGCTGGCCGACTTCTCGTTTTCCATCGTAGGAGCGCACTAATATGGCTTGGGTAACTTCGTTTCTGGACGGGTTCGACCATTACGCCACGGCGGACGTAAGCGCCAAATGGGATAACCGCGATGCATCCCCTACCATCGACAGCACAACCTTCCGTAACTCCGGGCAGTCGATGCGGCATTCCGGGGGAGCCGGCTATCAAACTGCCAAGCAGATGAACATCGCCGCGCAGAACGTTGTCTGGGGTTTTGGCTTGTATCTCCAAAACGCACCGACTGGTACCGACCTGACGACTGCGTGGGCACTCACGGTGCTCGCCAATGAAGGGGGTTTCGGGGGTAGCCCTCAGTTCGGTATCGGGGTGGGGGCGGACGGGCACATCCGCGTCGGGCGTGTGACCTCCACGGCGGTCAGCGGATGTACGGCGACTACCTTAGGTTCCGGCACCGCCACGATCAACGCGGCCACTTGGTATTACATCGAGGTCCGGGTGTTTATCCACGCCACGGCGGGCGCAGTGGAAGTTCGGGTGAACGGGGTAGTAGACATCCTGCTGGCGGGTGTGAACACCAAAGGTAGCAGCACCATGACTGGCGCGAACTGGTTCCACCTCCGGGGCGCCGCTGTATCAGCTTGGTACTGCGACGACCTGTACGTCCGTACAGAGGCCTCCACCTCCGAAGTCACGGGCGGATTCCTGGGCGACATCAAAATCAAGCCGTACTACCCGAACGCGGATGGCACCTACTCGGCCATGACCTGTAGCACGGGCACTACACACAACACCCTGGTGAAAGAGGCGCTGCCTAACCTCACGGACTACGTCTACTCCAATACTGCCCTGACCAAGGACTCGTTTAACTTTCAGGATGCCGCAGAAACCGGCTCGATCAAGGCGGTTCAGCTCAATGCCTACTGCTACAAGGTGGACTCAGGGTTCCGGGGGGCTGACCCGTTTATCAAGTCCGGCTCAACCGAGGTATATGGCACCTCACAGCCTTTGTCTACGACGCCCAAGTACGTGCAGAAGATGTTTGAGCAGGACCCCAACACGTCGGCCGACTGGTCGCAAGCCAACTTCAACGCCGCCGAGTTCGGCGTGCGGATCTCGGTAGACGTCTGATATGGCCGCCTACTCGACTGGCTTCGACAGCTACACGGTTGGCGCGGTCCCGTCCGACTGGACAGCCCGGTGGGTTACCGCCAGCACTACTTGGGCCGTGCGCAGTAAAACCAGCGTGGAAGGTGGGCAAACGCTGGAATACACCGGCACCGCCATCGCGAAGCACCTGCTGACCTGGAACGCCATCGACGCGGATGCCAACCGGGACAACGTCGAGGTTCTGGCCCGCATCAGGACCAGCGCCAACTCGTCGGAACCGTTGCGCATAACACTCCGGGGTTCGGGCGCAGCAGGGGCCGAGAACGGCTACCACTTTCAGTACAACAACAGCTCACTGATCTGGCAGCTGCAAAAATATGTCGCGGGCGCGGTCAGCAACTTGGGGTCAACGGTGAGTTTCACCACCGTCGCCAACGTCTGGTATTACGTGCGCTTTCGGGTCAACGGCACCACCCTGAGCGCTAAATTCTGGCGAGACGGCGATAACGAGCCGAGCAGCTGGACACTGACCGTCACGGATTCGTCGATCACTGGGGTCGGCTGGGTCGGGCTCGGCAACCAGGACAGCAACGGCACCCGCGACTGCGACCTGTTCAGCGTTGGCACCAACGGTGACACTGTCGCGTTACCCTCTGCAACGGCGACGGTGATCCGTACTTCGCAGGTGGTGGTTGAGAACGCCGTTTCGAACTTGGCCGTAGGACGGATCTCGCAGGTGGTGGTCGAGAACGCCGTTTCAAACTTGGCAGCAGGACGTACTTCGCAGGTAGTAGTAGAGGCGGCCTTCAGCTCACCGATTGCGGGACGGGTCTCGCAGATGGTGGTCGAGGTCGCCTTCAGCCAGTCATCTGGGCCCGCCCAGCAGCCTCGAATGATCGTGATGATGTAGCCCAGCCGCAGGGACGCGGCACTTGACAAAAACCGACTTTCAACTTTTGGTAGAGAGTGCCACTATTCCGTGGGAGCGCATCATATCGATAACGCGAGCTTACTGGACGGCAAGCGCATGAATGAATTGATGACCAACTTCACCTGGGGCGGCTTACTGCTTCTCCTGTTTCACACGATCTACCCGGAGGCAGCAGTAGGCGCGGTGTGCGGCAGCATGTTTTTCTGGTCACTCTCCCCCGAAATCCCTGTTTTCAACCGATTCTTTCTGGCTCTCGCAAGCATTGGTTTCGGCTACGGGATGGGCCTCCCGGCTGCGCAGTCTGTCAGCTACACCGGTTGGACTCTCGTCACAGCCGCCTTCGGCGCGAGCCTGGTCCACGTCGTTATCGTTTCCCTTCAGCGGACCGTCAACAAAGATTCTCCGATGCCGCCTTGGCTAACCGGTATTCTCGACATCCTGCCCTGGACACGAAAAGGTGGTGACAAATGAACCTCGCTAACCCGGAAATCCTGATGGTCGGCCGCTTGATCCTGCAAGTGGCTACCGTTTTTCTCTTGGCCCGGTACCACGCTCCCGACTCCCGCTTCCGCCTTGGACCTTCAGCCTTAGCCGGCATCTGCATGATGACCTCGGCGGGGCTTACCGTGCCTATGCTGCTGCACTGGGACCAAGAGGTTCACGCGGGAACTCAGGTTCTGCTCTTGCTGCTCGCCCTCACGATGTTCGGCCCGGTTGCCTGGGCACGGGGCGACATGGCCAAGGTCTACGACACGATCCGTCGCCGTCCTAAAGCGTAAGTATCTCGTTTGGTTTGCGGCCCCCGAGTGCTGAAGATTCACGGGGGACCGCTTCCTCTGCCTCCGCAACACACAGCAGCAAGTCATCCGTCCCCACGTACTGCGAAGCCAGTTGCCCCCAACGTGCATGACATTCTCTGTCGCTGGGGTACCCCGGCAGCGGTTCTACACGTTTGAATTCGCAGGATGAACCCTGGTGGCAGTGAAGGGCCACGAGGTAGAAGACGGTCGCCAGCATAGCTACTCCTTGTACACTTTTTCCCCTCTGCATACCGTGCATAGCGGGTTCGGCTCTACGGCCATGTAACAGCTATCACACAGTTTGGTGCCAGGCGGAATGTAAGCCGCCTTCGTGGTCGCCAGCAAGAGCAGGTCGTAAATTTCTCGGGCGACTACCCGCTCACTGGGCGGCCCGCCATACTCGCTTTGGATGACGTGGCAGAACCCTCCTTCCATCTGGATGGTCAGCTGGCCCCGGTTAACCATCGTCAGTGACTGAATCCGGTACGGGTCTACAGCGAGCCTATTCCTGATAATTTCGATCATTGCTCAGCTCCTTTAGCTCGGTCAGCGAGAATAGAAAACGCACGGCGGGCGGCGTTGCGCACGGGCGTCGAGGGGCTATCCAGCCGTCTGCCCAGAAGTTCCAGGGTCGAATGCACGAAATAGATCGGCGTACTGATGATCCGCCCGGGGTATACCTGCTCCAGTGCCTCTATAAACCGTTGCGCGGCCACCTGCGCACGTTTGTTCGTCGGCCATGCCGAGGGCAACGCCACGGAGTTCGGCAGAGCGGAAAGGTCGCGGGAGATCATTTCCAGATCCTCTTCAGAATCCCGGAACGGCAGGATAGTCAGCAGCGCTTGCTCCGCGATAGCCCGGTCCAAGTCGGGGCGGTTACCGCCTCCGTCCACGATCAGCCAGCCATTCTTGGTGTCACTGCTCGCCGTTATGATCCTCGCCAGGTCAGCCGCTTCTCTCCCGTCCATGACGCCGTAGGGCCTCCCCTCGGACTTCAGGCTCCGGTGAGGGTCCGTCAGCACGTAAGCAGCCGGCTGGCGCCGGAGAATGGCGCCCAGGCACATCAGGTGCGCGGTGGTCGTCTTCGTGGTGCCGCCCTTCTGGCCCGCGATAAAGATCAGATTGCTCACGCTTTCGCCCCTTCAGCCAATACCTCGAGCATGACTTCCTGAACGGACACGCTGCGCCCGTCCTGCTTACTGCGCTCGGCCGCTTTATTGACGTAGAGGGCGTACAAATTGCGGCTCGGACGTAGGGTCATCTGCATCGTGCCCCCGTCTTCTGCGGATTTTTTGTCGGGCTTGGTCGTTGCGGGAGGCACCAACGGTGCGCTGGCGGCAGCCATCAGAGTCGCGGCCAGGTCTGTTACGTCCTTCGAATGTTTCATGTCATAACCTCGTAAAGCTAAATAGTTTTAAAGTTAAAACCTCAAAACACTATGCCCCCGAAAAGCTATAACCTCAAGATGTTTTAACCTCATAGCCTCACGAGGCTATAAATCTATAAAGTTACCGAGTTATGGCTTTACGAGTCTATAACCTCGTAACTTCGCTAGTTTGGGCTTTCGTAGCCCAGCTCAGATAGGCGGTCCTGGATACCCCGGTCAAAGGCTCGATCAGCGGCAGTATCGTTAAACGCACCAAAACCCATCGCGTAGATGTGCTCCGCCACGCAGTCCAACGGATGCCCCTCGGCTTGACCTTCAGTCAGTAGGGTATCAGCAGTCCTCCTACCGGTTAGATACTGCTCTTCGGGAGTCGGCCCGCAGAAGAATCGCTTGAGAGCGTTAAACATCGTCATCGTCCAGGTCAGGTAGTTGATCCAGGCAGTATTCCTTCTTGGCGATCATCGCCCGGATCTGCCGGTCCTCGTGCAGCCCCGCATCGCGGATCCGCTGCTGCTTTTTCTGCTGGCGCAACAGGCGCCGTTCTTCCGGGCTGCTGTTGAAGAACCGATCCATCTGGTCTAGCGCCCGGTCTACCGCTTCATCAGCCAGTTCGCCCAATTTTCCGTTCCTCAAGTTCTAGGTCTGCATCGTTCCAGCCGGCCAGCCACCAGGACCGATCACCGGTCAGCGCGTGGTACGGGCAGACCGACTTCGATTCTTTGTTCAGCCGGGTGGCCCGTCCTCGTCGGTAGGGGAGGGGCAGGCCCTCGTTAGCGTCTTCCCGTTTGACCGCGGACCGCCAGTTCTCGCCGGTACCGCCCAGCTCGGCGGCGATCTGCTTCCACGATAGCCCTTCAGCCCTGAGTTCACGAACTCGAGTGAGGGATTCCGGCGTGTACTGGTGCAGCGGCCGGTGCCCGGTCATAGCTACACCGGATTGCCTTGACCGATCTGGTACCACGTCCAGGCAGTCGAGATTTTCGGTTGGCCGTAGCTGGTACCCAGGCGTTGATCAATGATGTTCTGGAGGTCCCGGCCGGTATACTGGGCATAGGCCCGTTCGAAGGCATCACGGTCTACCGCCCATACGGCGCACTCGGCACCTCGCAGCAGCACCGGCTCTCTGAGCGTCGACCCTTCTTCGAGCGGGGCGCCCAGGCCCCTTCGTTCCAGCTTACTTTCTTCGCTCATATCCTCACCGCCTCGGCTTCTCCCGCCAGCTCGTAAGCCAGCCGGATAGCCTCCTTGGGCTCATAGAGCCGGGTGACCATCAGGTGCGCAACGATGTTCATGGCGAGCCTATCGCGCATCGTGTACTTGTCCTCGAGCAGCGATTCGAGGCGGTGGATCCGGTTTTTGGCCACCTTCAGCGCGGCCATGATCGGCACGCCGACGTGGTTTGGGACGGTCGCACCTTGCAGCAAGGTCATCGCCTGCTCGAGGCGGGCCTTCGCATCTTGGATCTGGCTAGGGACCTCGTTCATACGGCACCTCCTACGGCGTTGAACCAGGCGTTGAACTCGAGAATCAGCTGATTTATCGGGTTCTCGGTACCCGGGAGTTTGCGTGTGGCTTGCAGTTCGCGGATGTGGTGGGGAGGCCCAGTCAGCGCCGTGAGCACCTGGCGCAGCGGCTCGGCGGCTACTTCGACCCGGTCTGCGGAAGCGGCGGGCTTCTCGGCTTTGGGCTGCTCGACTGCTGGCCGGATGAACAGACCGCCAAGCTGCCGCTCAGAAAACACCACACCGCGCAGCTCGTAGGCCCGGGAGTAATCCAGCGCCGCGTGCATGACGTGAAAATCTTTGTGTGCGTCGGAGGTTGATCGGGTGCCTCGAGCGATGACCCGGCCGGTCTCGTCGGTGCCAACGTGGTAGATCGTGCTGGCGCTATAGCCAGCGTCGAGACCCTGCATCAGCTGCTCAGCGGTTCCGTTGGCCTCTTCGACCTGATCCTGGGCTGCGTACAGCTCGGCTTCCTGGCGGGCCTGAGCCTCGGCCTGGGTGCGACCGTCAGACCAGCCCTGATTCCATAGATTGGACTTGCCGGCCTCGGTGGCCGAGCAATAGATCTCGTGCTCCGGGCTGACGTTCAGGAAGCCCATGCCGAACCCAACGTGGTAGGGCACTTGGTTCATAGGGTGCAGCTCGAGCACCTGCTGCTGGAAATTCCGGAAAGTGTTGTCGTTCATGCCACACCCCGATCAACTCTGCGGAGTTTGGCTATCCCGTTCTGGTAGGCGCGGTGATCGCTGGGGGTACCGCTGAAGAACACGGACGGCGTGTTCGGGCGGATGAACTTGATATGACCGCTTTTGGTTCGTTCAGCACTGAAGCCCAAGCTCTTGGCAAAGGCGATCACTCTGCTGACAATATCGTTCTTTGGGTTATGCAGTGCCATCACATCATCCCTCGCGAATATCGACTGTGCCTCGCCAGATGAACCCCTCTGCTTTCGCTAGGGCCTTGGCTTGGAACTCTGCTATCTGCTCTGAAACTGTGTCCACGGGGTACTCCCGTTCCAGCAACTCGCCGTGCATGCCCTCAGAAATCCTGCGGACGTTGAGTACGACGATCTTCCTGTAGTTTGGCGGCCGGTCAGGCTTGTACATCGGCGGCCGTTCTTTCTGGGCTCTCCTGAATGCCTTCTTCAGGGCCTTGTGTGCGCGGGCCTCCGCCCGCTTGCGTAAGTCCGCTTGCTGGGCTTCGATCCAGCCACTTATTGTTTTTTCCAGATCCTTGAAACTCACCGGTAATCACCCTTTGCTCGGTCTGCGCCGCATAATGTCGTCCATGATTTCCTGAGCTTTCAGCGACAACGGTAGGTCGCAGGCCGCCGCGTAGTTCATGAACGTAGTCATCAATTGTTGGAAGGTTTCGCCGCATGGGCGGCAGTCTTTTCGCAGGCTCGATTCCATCAACCACCGACCCCCACCGCCGTTCAACATCTGGTATACCCAACCGTCCTTCGACCCCTTGCGCCCAACGATGAACATCCGGTTAGTGATGATCGATGGCCCATTCATATCCGGGCATTTTTTGGAGTCGACGATCACTTCTTCCCCCAGCGCGAAATATGCTGCTCTGTGCATGGTCCGGTCTCCTTGTCCTACACGTTCTACCATGTAGGACGAGTATTATTCAACTATTGGTTGAATGCCAGCTCGCACGACGAACGGTTAACCCTGTAATTCGAGGTTGACGGGCTGCAAGTCTTCATCTTCAGCGAGCCCCAGGTACTTTTTCCAGTGGACTTTGACGCCGTCGACAAGGAAGCCCCACGTTCCCTGGTACGGGCCGCTGATGAACAGAGTCACCGCGCCTTCAGGTGCCACCTCGGTGATCCGGTGGTACTCGCCGAACTTGAGCGGGGCGGTGTCACCCTGGAGACGAGCACGGTACGGGTGGAAGAACCCGAGGATCCGCTGCTCGTGGTACCAGCCGCGCAGGATGATCGTGCGGGCGTCCCACGGGTGGTTATGCGGGTGCCGGTCCTGGTCCTCCCGGTGAATGTGGTGCAGCCGGATAGACCACGGGCACCAGGCGTACTTTGGCTCGTGGGTGACGCGGTCGTAAGGGTTGAACAGCCAGAAGCGGGCCATGTACAGGTCGTTGCCATCGGGGCTGGTCAGGTGCAGGTACGGCGTGCGTACTGCCCTGTTGATCAGCCACTGGGTTACTGCCGGCTTGGCCAGCAGGCGGGCAAGGAAGCCCCAGAGGATCTCTTTCATTGCTCAACCCTCGGGGTAAGCGTCGTCTGGCTTTCGAGGACGGCGATAAGGCTGCGCAGGTAGTCTTCTGCGTAACTGGTCTCCGATTCGTCGGCGCCCTCTGCGAAGCCAGCCAGATTGATCTGCTGTAGTTTGCGGATGACGATTGCGCGCACCTGATCGCGGATTTCGCGTCTACGTTTTTTGATGATTCTGCTCACGGTTCTTTCCTCAGTATGTCTCTGATCTTCACCAGTTCACGGATCGCGGTGGCGGCAAGCCGGCTCCGTTTCGTGCTCTGGCGGCTCTGCTGCTCGCAGTCCGGAGCAGGATCGTCCACGGCCCAGGTCAACCCACAGGCATGGCATTCCAGCTCCCCGCAGCGGTTCACCCGTGGCCGTGGGCAGTTCATAGCCAGCGCTTCTTCAGGTCGGAGGTCATGAACCGCAGCCACGGCCCCCAGGCAGCCTTCTTGACCAGACCGTCCCACGTCCACGAGCGAACATAGCGGTCACCGACCCGGAGGACGTAGGACTGCCGGCCGGTCTTGGCGCGGAACACCCGGACCTTCGGCCACGCGGTTTTCTTGCTGCGCTCCAGCCGGCGCCGCACGTTCCGTTCCGCCACCTGGAGCAGGACGTCGTGATCCACCTTCGCCCGAACCTGGCCCAGCTGGGCGTAGAATGCTTTCCCCGGGGGGAAGCCCACGTAGCCCACGATCTCGCCGGTTTTGCGGTCGATACTCATGGCCAGAGGCTCCCAGTGCTGACCACGCGGGCCTGACGCTGCCGGTCCTGCTCGAGCAGGCTCATGTAGCAGAGCTGGGCGACGATGGCGTTCTCCGTGCGGCCGTGCTCTTCAGCCAGTTCAGCCCGGGTCGCACCCTCCTCAAAGCGATTGCCCAGCCAGCGGCGCTCGTGGACGCCCCAGCTGACGCCAGCGCGGTCTTCCTGGTCAGGGCAGGCCCAGCCTTCCCGGTAGTTCGCGCCACGGGCAGGCGGCTTAGGCACGCTGCGCAGCCGGGTCTGCATGCCCCTGAGCGCCTCGGGCCGCAAAGAGTTGGTGGCCTGGTCGACGGCGAACCGTGCCGCCAGAACGTGATCGGCCAGTTGCTCGCCCTGGAACGTCACGACGACTTCCGAAATCTGGGTCCGGCGCTTGCGTGTTTCGTAGAACGTGAGGGCAGCCACTCCCGATACAAAGACGGAAGCGACACCGCCCAGCGTGATGAAGTAAGCCTCGATTGCCATCATGCTAGATACCTCAGTGCCTGATACTTCAGGTGTTGTACCGCCCACTCAAACATCGAGCGGCGGGTGTCGGCGCTGAGCGCGCCGATCTGTCCCAGGGGCTCGTGGAATCGAGCCCGTTGTGTCCTGTCCTCGACGTGAAGCCATAGCGTGTACCCGAGGGCGTCCACTGTGCAGCCCCACGTCTGTTTCATGGGTATGCCCACCGCAGCCGGCCGGTGATCAGCACTTCGCTACCCGCGATCCGGTATTCCATAGCGTCGGAACGCTTCTCGATGTGACGGGTGCGCTCGGCGCAGATCAGGCTGCCTCCCGGCAGTTCGATCAGGATCGGGCACTCTTCAGGCGGCAAGACATCCGCCGCGTTGAGTTCAGCTGGCATGGTGGGCGCTTGGCTGGGATCCGCCGCACCGGGGACTTCGAACGCCTGGAAGCTGGTGATGCGGAAGGCCTTCGGCGGTACTTCGTTGTAATCGGTCGCTTGCTCCTGTGCGGTGGCCAGGGTGTTGGCTTCGACCATCTGCAAGGTCGCGAAGTCCATCACCAGACCCTCCTGGAGGGTGACCTGACCGGACATCAATTGGCTGCTGGAAGATTCGAAGGTGAAGCAGCCATTAATGAGGTAAGTACGCATTTTTATTGTTCCTCTTGATATGGATTCTCGAACGGGCGGATAGCGCCGATCTGACGAATGAAGGTGGCGAAGCCGAGCCAGGTGAAGTACCGGATGGTACCGACCGCGTCGTACTGTTCCTCGGGCTCGAGGATGCCGACAGGGCAAATGATGTCGTAGTTAATGAGGTGTCCCAGCTCTTCGCCGACGTACACGCGGTCTTGGTACAGATCGAGGGCAACATCGGTTGTTTCGTAGTGCGGAATCAGGAAAGCGAGCGTGTCCAGGATGAACAGCCAGAACAGGTAAAGGCGCATGGTAGATACTCCTTTGCTGGGTGCCCGAGCACCCTGGACCGTGGGTTAAACCGCTTTACCGCCGTCTTTCACGCGATTTTCCAGCTTGTGATCGGGACGCTTCTGGTTGTAGGCCAGCTTCTCGATCACAGCGCCCGCGACATCGAGGTTCATGCCGCCTGCCAGATCCAGAATCCGGATCACCGCGTCGGCCAGCTCGACTTCGAGCATCGAGCGGTGGGGAAGGTGGTCATCCATCTTGCCTTTGCGCCAGCCCTCGAGGCCTTCCGACACTTCGCTATGCACGAGCGCCAGCTTCGTGGAAACCCACAGCAGGAAGAACTTCTTCGGCCAGGTACGGACGTCCTCGCCGGTTTCGGTGTCCAGCCACCAGCCCGACTTGGCCGCCAGCTGGTGAGCCAGCTGCTGGGCACACTGGAGGCCGTGGTGACTGCCCCCCACCGCGCCGAGGGCGACGAGTTCCGGGCCGATTTTGGCCTCCAGCAAGATGGTTTCCAGCGTGTCGCATGCTTGTACGAGATCCATTGGTACTTCTCCTTTATGCCGGCCCGGAGTGGGCTCAGCTTGCTGCGGTTGGATTGAGTTCGACGGTGGCCGGCTGATACCGCGTGGCCAGCCAGTCCAAAGCACAAAGCAGTTCACGCTTGGCTCGATCTGTACGGGCGGAGACCCAGATCTCGAGCGCCTTCAGCGCCCAGGCATCGCCGATGCTGACCTGGTTGGCCTTCAGGTAGTCGACCATCGGGATCGGCTTGTCGTAGGTTGCGTAGTCCCCGCCGTCGCCAAGGGTCGCGACCCTCAGTTCGACGAAGTGGATGGCCTTTTTGATGTCCTGCAAACCGTTCTCATCAGCGTGCCGAGTGACGTATTTCAGGATGCTGAAGGCGCAGGCGTCCCAGCTGTTCGCCATCGCGAACTGGACAGGCTGGATCGGCAGCTTGGCGTAGTAGTTGCCGCCGACTTGTTCCTTCAATGGGTCCGTGATCGGGTTCATATCAGGTCGTCCTCGTCGTCAGCATTGGGGGTTTCTTGAACCGGAAAGTCGGTCGCCAGGTTGCTGTCGCCGAGTTTGAAACCGGTCATATGCTTGGTGGCGGCAGCGGTTGCCTTTTCCATCCGCTTCTCGAAGTCGGCGGTCGTTTCGGCACCGTGATCCTCACCGCCCAAGGCATGGAGCAGCGCATCGAACAGAGACCCGAGGCTATCGGCCAGCAGAAACATGGTTGCGCGGAAGGTGGTAATCGGGGCGGCGTCCTCACCGACGTCGGCTTGCGCCTGATCGAGCAGGCAGTCCGGCCATTGGATGCCCTTGAGGGTCAGGTCCTCGGTGAGGGTGAACGGAACGGTCTCTCCGGCTCGCGTGTCCACGAAGGAGAGACCGAGCTGGGTGACCTGCCGCCCACTGGCCAGGAGGTCGCGGATGTCGTCGTCGCTCAGGTCAACGTCCTTGCCGCTCAGCGTGCTGGCTTCGACGGTGGCCCCTCGAAGGTGAAAGCTCTCGCCCAGGAGGAAGTCTTCGCTGTCGGCGACAGCGGACCGGCGCAGCCAATCGGTCATCGAGACGATGGGGTTAATGCGGACGGTGACCGGACGAACCGGTAGGCTGCCGAGGGAACTTCGCAGCAGCGACAGCATTTGTTCAGCAAGCTTGGCGCTAGATGTATCAATGTAGACGAGACCGTCTTTGATAATCGCCGAAACGCGCTTGCCCTTGACGAAAGCCCTTGGGAGCAATTTCAAAATGATGTCGTCCTTGAGCTGGCGCTTTTCCTTCGAGTAGACCTTGCGCTCTTCGTCTCGTTCAATCTTCGACACAATTAAATTCAACTCACGGGTGACTACTGATGCTGGCAAATCGCGCTTCCAGATCTGCGCGCTGATCAGCATGGCGTCGTCGTTCAGATCCTCGACGAATCGCTTTTCTTCCCCGGCCGGTTCGATGAAACCGAAAGTCTCCAGTTCCTGGCTGCCTGGCTGACGCGACGGCTGGCGCGACAGTTCGTCGTTGAGCGCCTCCCGGTGATCGTGGTCGAAGAGTTCGACCGGCTGCGTAAGGCGGTACGCCAAGACGTCTTTGAAAAGTTTGAGGCCCATTGGTCTGCCCTGAGTAGTGTCGCGGCTGATACAACTCTGTTTCACGGATGAATCGTAGTTCAACTAATTGTTGAATGGCAAACGAAAAGTGGAGTATTTTTTCGAGCCGACAGACGGTCGTTTCGCCCGATTCTTGACGGATCGAGCGGTCTCCTGGGGTAACCGTCTCGAGGCGATTGTTTTCCTTTGGAATTCCGGCGCCGGGGGATCGAGCAGCCGCCAGGGGCAACGCCCAGGAATCGGGTCGCAGGGGGATCGAGCGGGTTCCAGGGGTAACGCCACCTAATACGCGGGCTGTCGGGGGCAACCGCTCGCCCTGGTCCTGGTGCCCGGTGGGGCTAATACGCGGGCTGCCGGGGGCTCAAAAACGCGGATTCTGGGCAGGCGCGGGCATCCCTGGCGGCCTGGCCAGCCGGCTGGATTGGCACCTGGCGCGGCCGCTGGCGTGGATCCTGGCGCGTTTACCCGTGTGCCTATGGCAAGGCAGCGGGTCGCACAATACCCGCTTGTTACGCTTTCCAGGGGGCTGATATGCTGGCCCTGCCAAGGGCACGGATTGCCCGCTGTTGTGGCCCATTGGTGTTATTGCCCGCGCACATTGGCGGGCTTTTTTACGGGCATAGAAAAGCCGGCGCAGTGGCCGGCGTGTGGTCTGGCGTGGCGATTCAGTTGACGGTGCGAACCTCTACGCCTGCATTGATAAATGCGCGCTCCAGGTAGTCGGCGTATTCCAGTGACATGGCGCCGGCCACGCGCAACGCATCAACATAGGCGCGGCATATGGGCGCGCTATCCGTGGCCAGTTGGTCGGCCGTTGCGCAGGCCTGCATATGCGTCTGATAGCGTTGGCTCGCCTGGCCCAGCTGGAGCATAGCGGCCGCCAGGCGTTGCACCACTGTCTGCCCTTCTATTAGATTGCCCATTGTTTGCCCTCTTCAGGTATTAAAAAGCCCGCATTGCGCGGGCTGTTATTTGAGGCTGTTAGATCTCGGGTAACAGCCAGCCGGTAAACCAGAACAGCCCCACGCAAATTCCCGCGCCTAAAATGTCTCCGTGTGGCAGATACCATAAACCGAAACCTATGCAGCCCAGCCGCGCCAGGTTCACGGCCGCTATGCTGGCGCGGGCCTTATGATACTTTTCCGCGTTGTTAGGCCCTCTCATGCGTAAATTCCCACACGCCGGCCGTTATCTAGAACCAGCTCAAAAAAGCCCCGTGGCGCTATCAGCGAATAGATACGGTTTTTCTCTTCTGGCGTATCCGGCAGGCCGGCTTTATCCAGGAAAAATTCCACGCTTCTATAGCACGACGTAGCCTGCATTTTGACGACGTCGTCAAAATAGGAAACACGAAAGCTACCCGCGTGGCGGACGAATAGCCTGTTTTCCTCTTCAGTCATTACCGGAAAAGTTTTAGACAGATAAGGGTTCATTGGTCGCGCTCCTTACGGGCAGACACCATATACGCGTCACGCCGTGCCCAGCATAGGACTACGTTTGTATGTTCGCCGAGTTTGGCGTAAGCGATAGCGGACCAGTTCGCGGCTCGTGCTGCCGCTATATAGGTCGATACTAGCGCGCTCTTTTCAGCCGGGGCGCATTCATCCGCGTTTTTCATTGGTCGCGCTCCTTACGGGCGTTTAGGTAGTCGTGAATATTGAAAAGGCGCGTAGCCTCGGGCGTGGCTTCAGAGATCCAGCTATCTAACCGGCCGTTAGTTTGTGCGCTTTCCATCAGTGACAATTCCGCTAATCCGTCAAATCCCCCCGCGTTGGTTTCCTGATTCGCGTAGGCCCAAACCAGCGTGCCCAGTTGGTTATGGTCCCACTCTTCAATCGGGCCCCAGTCGTCTAGGTCGTTTGAATAAGACGATATGAACCCATCGCAACTGGTAAACCTGGCGCGGATTAACGCACGGAAAGCCACGGGCTCAACGGCTGCCAGGATCCGCGCCAGTTCAGAGTCAGGCACGACGGCAAAAATCCGGTCTGTTGAAAAGTTGTATTCTTTAGGGCACGACAGCGACTCAAATTCCAGGCCTTCTATCTTGAATTCAGACCCGAAAGCAACGGCGTAGGCCTTCGCATATTCCGTGTGAACCTGGCGCCAGTCGCAACTATCCGACATATAGTTTTCTAAGTCTGTATTGCGCTGGCAGCCGGTTTCCCTATCAGAAAACATCTGTTCTAAGGTGCTGTCTAATTCCGCATCATGGTACGAATTATAGAAGCCGGAAAACGGCAGGGTAGTTATAGCCATGGCAGTGACTCCAGATAGTAGGGGGGCTGTTATTCGTCGTCGCTGTCGTCTGGCACGCCATACGCGCTTTCAATTTCAGCGCTGCAATGGGCGCAGGTAATCGGCAGGCCTTCCATATGCAGATCCACGCCGGCCGCTTGCCAGCCGTCGCGCTGTGTGTGGCGCGTGGCATAGCTAATCAGCCGATATTCCGATTTAGCGCACTTCGGGCATAGGCATTCTGAATCAGCCATGATTAACACTTTCGGGTATCCGCCAGGAAATGCAAACGGGGCGCGGATATAGTCTTTAACTTGCTGCATAATTTCATTGCGTGCCATGATCGTAACTCCAGAAAGTTAGCTATTCGTCGTCGCTGTCGTCGGTTTCCGCATTTTGCGCGGCCTGATATTCGCGCTCGTTTTCAGCCGCGTTTTCAGCGATGCTATCGGCCGCGTGCGCTGCATCTGTTTCACTGTCGTAAACATCCGTTTCGATAACAGACGCCATGTTTTCGCCCATGCTCCAGCCCGCCAGGAAACCGTGCCCGTGTGGCAGGCGCATAACTAGGCCGCGTATCTTCTCGCCCGTGCCTTCGTCGTCGGTAAACCATCCGATATGATCGATTCGCACGCCTTCCACTTCGTCGCACCATGCCCAACGCATACCCGGCGCAAAGTCACTCTCTAGATAAAAACTATGGGCGTTGGCGCCTGCCGTTACGGGCGTTGGCGTGTGGTAGTAAGGCCCGCAAAAAGACTCTTTAGCCTTTTTCAGACGCTTAGTTAACGGGCCTGTTTTGAGCATGCCGACATAACGCGGAAAGCGGAAACCGGCAAATGTGAACTCCGTAGCGGGTAACGGATAGCGGGCTGTTTGCGTTTTCATGGTCGTGACTCCGTGGGGGGCTCTAGTTCAGCCGGTTAGATCTTTTCCCGGCGTTGTATCATCCGGGTCGGCGCTGGATCGTTTGCGCGGTATGCACGTAAGTCCGCCACCGCTTCAGAACGGACGGTGGAAGCTGTTAAGTCTTCCCAACCATGCCCATAGTTTCCCTGAACCACATAGTTCAACTCGGTTTTAGGCGTGCGCGCCAGGTAGGCGAAAAAGTAGCGGGCCCGTGAACCGTTGGCGTTTTTCGGTTTCCGATAGCCCCAGGACTTAGCAGCCTCTAAAATAGCCTCTACTTGGCTACTGTTTAGCGTGTGGAAATCTTCGCTGAAATCAATTCCGTAGGACTGGCTTAGTCCATTCTTTAGAACGGTTTTATTATCCATGGCGTTATTCCCCTGCCTGTTCTGGCAACGGTTCGAACTTGTCTATGATGATCTCCAGTTGCGCTAACGCGTGCGACTGGCTGGCGCCTGGCATGTCGTCGCATTGATCCGCGCAAAGGAAATAAGAAATATTCGCCGACGTTTTTACAGGGCCCATATCGCCCGACGCCCATTGAATGCGGTAGTCCGTTAGCGCGTACAGTTCGCCATTGGCGCTAAACGTCCGGCCGGTTATCCGGTTTCCGCGTCCACCGCGTTCCTCTCTAACCGTGGCGCCTAACTGGCGATAAACGCCGATATAGCCAGGGCCTTCTATGTCCGCGCACACACGCACAACGCCATGGCCGGGTATACGGGCGAAAAACAAAAATTCGGCATTAGGCCCGAAACCGTCACCCTGGCGAACATCAATCCACGCGGCATAGGTGCCTTCTGCCTTTTCCTGCTTTTCTACCGGCACAAGTTCAGCCGGTTTAACGCTGGTGCAACCCTCTTTTAAAACCGACGTAGGAACGATGGTAAACGCTTTAAATACATCGATAGCACCACGCAAGCCCTTAACCTTGTACGTTATCCATGGCGTACCAATGGCTTTTCCCGTGAACATTACCCGGTCTGGCGGCAGTGGCAGCGCGGCCGCTAAGCCGAGTTCCCCCTGAAGCGCGGCCAGGGCTTTTTCTTGTTCAATTTTCAGCTGTTCAATCGTTTTCATGCTGGTAACTCCCTTGTTTCGTGTGTTGTTAGTTTTTGTGTGCCCAGGCACTAACAGCGCGTAGGCCAACCATTGCGACAGCTATGCCCGACATGATTACCGCGCCGGACGTATCGCCTCTACCCAAAAACATTACCGCGCTGATAAAAAGCAGGATAACCAGAAGGGCAGTGGCTAGGTTTGGCAGCAAGTTATTCATGTCGGTCGCTCCGTGGCGTGTGTGGTTTGTACAGACAAACTATAGCCCAGCTTTTCAACTAATAGTTGAATACTGGACAACGCCCGACGAATGGTAATCCGCCAGGCAACAAAAAGCCCGCGTGGCTGGCGGGCTCAAAAGACAGCGGCTGTCGTCACGGTTAACGGTATATCTCGACATGCCACGGCCTGGACGGGTCGCGCCCCACGCTCACTATCCGGCCTTGTGCGTGCTCGAATAATGCGAAGGCAAATGCCCAGCCTGCCGTTGGGAATTCGAACCGACTGACTCGGGCATTCATACCGGCGTGCTCGTCAACAGTTCGAAGGCGCGGGCCTTGAAATAGGGAGACCCGCAATTCTGGCCAACCACACGGCCGGTAAACTGGATTACCTGGCCAGGTATCCAACTATCGCGCCAGTCAGACGGGCACGAGACTTTTAGGCCCGTGCCTTCCACTGTTGCACGGAGTGCGTGCGCGCTCTTTTCCCCATGCTGGCGATAGACTCGGGCTGTTACGGTTTCGACGGGGCTTTTCATGTCGTCGGCTCCAGTTCCGGCCGGATTAAGCCATGGTAAAGACTGGCAATTTTCAGAAGCTTTGCAGCCTCGACATTGTTACCACGGGCACGGGCATTTTCAGCATCTGCCAGGCAGCCACGGGCACGGCGTGCGTAGTGGGCGTTCCACTGTTTGCGGGTATATTTCATCGCTTTAGACTCCGTGACGGACGGCCGTCCACAACAGCAAAGCGGCCGCTATAAGGATGGAAAGTGCCACGCCCGAAAGCGTGGCCAGAAGGGAAACGAAGGGGAGCATGGTTAGCTTTTCCACGCGGCATATGCAGCGGCAAAGCAGGCAACAGCGCCGGAAACGATGTAGCCCAGCAGTTGCACGTCGATAGCTTCAGATACGATAAACATGGTGGTCACTCCGTGGCGTGTGTGGTCTGACTGATTCAACTATAGCGCATGATTTCAACTGTTAGTTGAATTGATAGGCACTGCCGACGAATGGCCTACCGCTGCCAGGTAAGGCGATAGCTACCCGTTGGGCCAGGCCTGGCCAGCTCGTCGTCACTACCCGCTGGGCCAACGTCCGGATCCTGGCCTACCGCTGCCAGGCAAGGCGATAGCTACCCGTTGGGCCAGGCCTGGCCAGCTCGTCGTCACTACCCGCTGGGCCAACGTCCGGATCCTGGCCTACCGCTGCCAGGCAAGGCGATAGCTACCAGCTGGGCCCAACAACAGCCGCGCCTATGCGTTGCCCAGTGACCAATGGGCGTGGCCAGGTAGCGCGCCCCACTGAATCAGGATCTGTCGGAACTCGACTACCTGGCACACGGCACACGCGAATCAGGATTTTTCCTGACTCACATCCGACGCGAATCCGGATTTTTCCCGACTCGGGATTTTCCCGTACTCCGTGCCCAACGGTGGTCGCTACGGGTCCCTCCCTGGTTGCCGGGGTGTCCGGGAGCGGCGCCGAGCGCGGT